ATCTCAACTAACACCTCAACCAAAAAATCTCAAAAAAGTCTGTCAATGTCTTGACAGACGCTTATTATATTATACAATATAAACAGGAGATGGAGATCATGGAAAACAAGGCCAATACAATCAACAAATTGCTTCAAAGGACCACACCTAACTCGGGCTGTAGCCCCGAGGAAGCCCACACCGCTGCAAAGATAGCTTTGCAGCTTGCCAAAAAGCACAAACTCGGTTTTTTTCTGATAGCTCGTTGCAGGAATTCTTTGTATAAAACCAACTGTCGGCGGCAACGAGCCGCCTAAAACTATCTCGTCAAACGTCTCACAGCCCACTCGATACGCTCTTTCCTAATAACACCAATGCCGCGCCTAAGATATTCCAGCTCATGCTCATCATCGAAATCCTCGTCTGAAGCCGCCTCAGTGGCTTCTCTGAGAGCCCAATACACATCTATGGATACCTGACCTGCGACGATCTCATACAGTTCAACATCAGCCTCAGCCCTAAGAGTAGCTGAATTACACTCTACCTCAGAAAGCTGATCGCGCAGTTGCTCACCAGTCAAAATAAGCGATACCAAATTGTTGAATTGATCATCAAACCCATCTGAACGACGGATGCTAATTTCTTCGACTAAATCGGCAAGATCCTGAATGTTCTCAATGGCGTTTGTCATGTTTCGTCCCTCCTACTATTAGGACGAAACGACGAGCCGATTCCTGACAAAAAAATTAACTAAAATCTGCCAGAGAAGCTTCAATCGTAAGTTCTGCTTTTTTTACAACAGGATGTCGAATAGGCGGAGTCCCTGGGAACTCGACCCACAAATCATAAAAATAGCAACCTGGCGTCAAATCACTGTCTGTCGAAGAAATGGTAATGGTTGCCTCACCATTGGCAGCATCTGTGATTTCAATCCCTTCATCTGGACTCTTGAGCCGAATCAAAACTGATCCACCCACTTCTTCTCTTACTGTAAAATAGAGAGTTGCCCCATTGAGCGATGCAAAGTGTCCCTCGCAAGTCTTGACCACAACATCGAGAACTTTGGTTTGTCCCCTTACAACCCTAATACTATTCAATAAATTTGCAGGTTGAGGCATATCACTTGCACCGTCCCTCTCCAGGCTTTTCTGTGATCTCTGCGACTCGATCGCATTCGCTCACCTCAGCCGTGCCATCCACCTCGGCCACCTCGGCGGTAAGGTCTTCGCGTTCCTCAATCTCGGCTTGTGGATCGTCTTCCACTTCAACCTTTCCACTATACGGTTTCTCAGCCTCGATATCACCACCAAGATCATCCTCTTGAACGGCCGCTCTCCACGCCAAGCTCTCAACAATTCCATCCATATCAAGAGGACTATCAACAACACCTCTCCACTCACAGGCTTCGAGCTGAGCAATAAGGTCTCCATGCTCTGAAACAACAGCAATCAGCTCGTCAGCTCGAATCACTCCATCAGAAGGAAAACGCGGGACAATCTCAGGCCCAACAATGTAGCCGAGAGTTGCCATCCCGATTTGGCTGTCAAGAAGTCCAAGCGTTGCGAGATGCTTAGGAATAGGTGGCAGGAGATTATCCACTTCAGACGTCCTCCCGCGTTACGATAAGCTTGTCACCAACCTCAGTATGAACCAAGCGCCACCCATTAGCTTCTTGCGCAGTTTTAGTGATACACAAAGGATTCTCAGGATCGAGACCAAGACGTTGCCAAATTTCGATCAACTTCTCAAGATTCGACGACGACCCCTCACAAAGCACTTTCCCCAAGAGCCCGAGCACAATAACATCATCGCCAGCCGCTGGAGTAAACGGAAGATCGTCGTCAAAATAGAAGGTCCCATCTGTCTGGACATATGACGCAATGCGCCTAGATACATTGCCGCTGGCATTACGTACAACTGCTGTTAATCCATCGTAAAAACCATCTGCCTGTGTTGCATTCGTCTCAACACCATCTACGCCGCCGCCGCTCGCCGTCAACACAGCCATAATGAGCGCGTCATGAATGTTCTGAACGTTGTCATCGATGCCCTGAGTAAGCGTATAGATATTGACAACGGTGTCATCGACACGAGCGAGTCGCCAGCCAGCAGAATCAGCAGGATAAGCACCAGCCAAAATCTCAGACCATACCGCTGTTACGAGTGAATCAATCCAATCAGTTGGAGGAGGCCCAACTTCCACCTGATCTGCGAAAATATCATCCACTGGTGTAGTTACCTCTGCGTACCAAAGCCCATTAGCATTAGGAGTGAACGATATGACATAACGACCAGTTGATCCAACTTCGGTCACAGTTGCTGTCTGAGCTGATACCGAATCATCCACGATAAGAAGCTTAGAAAAATCGCCATCAACAAGACCAGTAAGCGGCGTTATCCCATCGATATCAAAAGCAGGAAACTGAATCTGCACCAACTCGCCAACGCTCGCCGTCAAGGTCATGATTCAAGTTTATCATCTTCTATGAGTTTTGGCAGTGGAGTAGAGGACTTAAGAGGTACATCAGCGCATACTTCTTCAATAGCGGACAACCTCGATGTATATGTTTTTTGAAAAGTATAAATGGTATTCAAGTCTTTTATGACTTGTTCAGTTCTTTCCATGTATTCTCTCATGATCGCCTCAAGCTTGCTGAGCCGTTGCTTGATACAATCAAGATCCGCTCTAATAGTACATAATTCCTCTAGAATTATTGGCTGGACATCAAGCTCTACTCCAGTTTCTTCATCATTATCAACTTCTAAATCTTTGCTCATCTCTGACATGCCCTGCCGCTCAACGATTAAAGCGCCAAGAAAAACTTCGATTCCTTACATATATTAAACAATCCTCCTGGTGTCGCAAACTCTGCATCAATACTCTGTGCTTCTTTGAGATTCGCTCGCTTTAGCACTGTTGCAACGAATTCAGAGCAAGTAAACTTGCTTATATCTCTTAATGTTAGCTTCCATAACCATTGCCACTTTGTCGCCCTATAAGTAACAAGCAACAAAGCATTCCAGATAACCTTAAGATCATACTTGCGACCAAGAAGCTCTTTCGATGCCACCATACCAGGTACCAAATCAAAATCTTTTGCCTCAAAAATGCAAACACGACTGTATCGCGCACGCACTCGCTCGCATGGTTCTTTGACAACACCCTCATCAGCAGAATGAGCTACCCATTGTCCACCCCAACATGTCGATGGATACTCAATCCAAACATGAGACCAATCGCCATCCGTTGCCCACTGTATAAGCTTCGAGCGAAAAGAGTTGTTTGCCCCAAAGCCAATGCAAATCATGAGACGAACTCCAGAAGAGAGACATCAACAAAACGCACCGAACAAGACGTTGCGTCATTAAGCTGTCCCTCAATTGTGTAAGTATGTGTACCGACAACCGGAGCAGTGGTTGAAAACCATTGCATTTTAGTCCACGCGCCACTTGTGTCTGGGACGTCAAATTGCCCAGAATCTACACCATCTTCACAAATACGAAGTTTCGCGCCAGTGCCTTGCGATTTATATTCACCAACAACACGTCCCTTACAAGCAGCAACATTAGGTGTAAAGAAGCTCGGCGTAGTCACTGCGCCTCCAAGCACTTCCCAACCTGGCCCAGACTCTGTAACAGATTTTTCCTCAGTCAATATTTTTGACGAAGCACGATACACCGGCACAAGTGGAGGTGTGCCTGTGTGAGCAGCAACAAGCGAATCAAGGGCAGTCTCTTCGCCAGAAGTAAGAGCCGATTCAAAATGAAATGTAATTGTAGCTGTACCTGTCGGATCGCCGTTTTCGTCTATACCTTCCTCACTTGTAATACTATTCAAAGTCGTAGTGATGTTCTCATCAGCAGCAACTTCAAGCTTAAGAGAATCCTCATTGAACGCAGTGATCGACTTCTCGTAATCATAAGTGCTCATGCAATCCTCCATACAACAAGTCTAGCTCTGCGAATATAAGCCGTCCCTCCACCTGAAACCTCAAAATCCAAATCAACAGTATGACTACCAGCACCAATATCATAAACATTCATTCCACCGGCATCCTCCCACCCATTATAAGGCCAAATAGAGTAGCCAATCTCTGTCAAATCATTCACCTGCACACGCATCGCAGCGTATTCAGAAAGAGTATTATTTGAATGGCGAATCTCAGCGTACCACTGAATTAGATACGTTCCTTCAGGGATAGACGGAAGAGAAAGCGAAACTTTCTCCTGCCAAGTGCTCGTATTGCTCGATTGTCCTTCTGATTTTATATAGTTGATTTCTTTATCAATACCAGCAGCCAACAAAACGCGCTCATCTGTAATATTAGTTATTGCGCCACTATCAGCTCTAACCTTCGCAAGTCGTATATGTGTCGTCGTAGGAAAACCCGTGGTATTGATATTCAGAGACCCATCATAATCAAGGTAAATATAGTTCCACGAATTGTTTGTTATCCCCTGCCCGACAGCACCGTTATACGTTTGACGCACACCATCTAACTCGTAATTAAAACGAAGGACCGCAATACTAAGATCGCCATCCCTAAAAACACGCCCAGGTTGGAGAACAGCCGCTACCCCAACGATAGTGTCCTCTGCCAAAGTCACCGACATTTTATACCTCTGCTCCGTATACAGTTACCGTGAGGTACTTTAATTTTACGCTTGTCAAGTCATCATTTACAATCGCAGACACTTTGTCATTTGTGTCGCCATCAAGCTTTACTAAACCCCCAAAAGAAAACACAGCAGACAAAAGGTCTTTCGGTCCAGTATTGTTTATAATTGGAACTCTTCCAGGAATCCTAAGAAAATCTTCGTTCTGCTTGATTGTAAAAATCGTTGTATTCGAAGAATCAATCGTCAACTCAAACTCAATTCCACTTGTCAAAGCACTATTAGGACCAAAACTTTGACCGTTGAACTCAAAATCATCAGCAGTAAAAACAATAAGAACAGATTCCAGAGATACTATTTTGCCAGCACTTGGTTGATATTTGAATTCAACTGGTGTAACAGAACCATCAACTCTCAAATTCTCACTAGTACCATTTTTTAAAAATTCTATCGTCAAATTAGCTGGGTCTGACGGAATAGACGTTCCAATATTCACAGTCGAACCAGGCGCCAAAAGCGCTTGTGTCTGAAGTCGCTTTACATTGGCATCCTCAATGTCATCAATAACAGAAGCCTTTTTCTCACTACCAGCCCCGGCAGTCTGGCCAACGACAGTAGTCCTAACTTCTAACCTGTTTATTGTGTTATCGACGACAACATCTGAAACATTTGTACCATCAGTTATTTTGACTCTACCAACGACATTGTCGCCAACAGGGAGAGCATCTGTGATTTTCTTTACGCCATCGGTGTCTTTTATTGACGTCAGAGTAGATTCAGTAGCCCGAGTGCTAAGGGCAACGTCCATGTTCGGCTGATCCTGAATCGCCGCCCTTCCAGAAGCATCTATTTCAAGACCATCACCAGTGCTATCGACAACTTGAGCCTTTTGACTTCCATCAGTCTGAGCCGCTGACGTTGACCTCGTGGCCAAAGTCGCCTCTGTAGCAGCTCCAGTTGGAAGCGGAAGACTCGAAGCTGATATAGGCTGAGTAGTCGTTCCAGTTGTGTCAGTTCTAACTGGGTTCGTCGCATCACCAAGATCAACAGTGTTTCCAGGATTCCTGATCTGAATCTTACCCAAAAGATTAGATCCAGCGGGCAATGCATCCGTGATCTTCTTTATTCCATCCGTGTCTTTGATGGAATCTAAAGTCTCCTTTGTGGCTGGATTTATTTGCGATCCACTAGCATCGAGCACCTTGTTTATGCCAGAAATACGATAAATGCCGCCATCACTGATAATAGAAACAGGATTACCACTCGCGTCATAAATAATTGCTGCTGGCGACAAAATACCCATTATGGCCCCGCTTCTATTGCTCTGATTCTCGTGTCCTCGAATACACTACAAATGAGCCCACGTCTTTCTTCTATGAATAGCTCCAATAGTCGCATGTGTAACTCCAAACATAACTCCTAATTTTCTATGACTTACACCATCAACCAACAACTTTCGAATCTCAACAATATCAGATTCAGAGAGTTTAGCCTTATGATGCGACTCACCTCTTGGAGTGGTTTCTGGAGACGTAAATCGACCATTCCGTTTACCACATGCACCTCTACCTTTTTTATCTCTATCCCTGGCGTTGTCTAATGCTGTACCTAAAAATAAATGCTCAGGATTTACACACTTAGGATTATCGCATTTATGCAAAACATATAAACCGCATGGAATAGGCCCATGCGTAAGTTCCCACGACAACCTATGACTTTTCACCATCATTTTTTCTACACTAATATGGCCATAACCATATGAGTCACATGATGCCTTCCACAACCAACACTCATTAGATTTATCTACCTTTTCCCAAAATCGTTCCACTTATGACACCGTAATCGTTCTTGTTCTGTTTGTCTCAACTATACCAGAATATGAAATAGAATCCGTTACCGTAGCCAAAACTGTGCTACCATCAGATGAATAAATTTTCCACTGATCTGTAGTAGGATTCGCACCAGTCCATGTAATCAATCTTTTAACTATTATTTTACTTTTTGAAGAGCTTTCATACCACGTCATTGAAGTCGGGAATGGATTACCAGACGGCAGTATCTCTTTGTAAGCCCCAGTAGCAAACCCCTCAGCAGGACCTTCATTAATAAAATGAATAAGTTGACGAAGCGTTTTGTGAGCATCCTCAGTAAGTCCACCACTCCCAGCAACCAATGTAGAAAGATCAACAGGAGTTGTGTTCTCGGCATCCTTGAATGTCATACGATCAGATGAGTCCCGAGTGAGATGAACCACCTCATCACTAGATGAATCACTTTGAATAACAAGACCACGCATATTGGCATGATCCTGGTTTGGATTCATCGCAGTCGGGAACTCATCTAGCTGTGTACCACCAGTAGCAGGAGATTCCAGCTTTAAAGGTTTGACTTTGTCAACCACGTGAGAATTACGCCCTTATACCGATGAACTGGATCAAGACATCAAGATCAGTTGAGTTACGAGCATGACCTATAAAAATAACCGCATCACCACTGCCTGTTGGAGGAGTATTAGCTGCACTAAGACCACCACCTGCTGCAAGATAATAACGATCACCAACTGTCGCACCACTCAAAACACCATCGCAATCGCCACGCTTGATCATGGTTCCTGTAGCCGATGCCGCAGTGGTGTCTTCCATGACACCAACGACTTTACGACGCCCAGCACTATCAGCCATAGACTCACGAACTTCATCGTTAGCGCCACCCCAGTGTACAGGATCACCAGCAGTTACAGCTTCATTGGCCGTGACTTCCTCTTGAAGATTTATAGCGTTATCAGCTCCAAGAACCTCAAGCTGGTTTGAACCATTAATTTGAATGGTTGAATCATCAGTATTGACATGGAGACCAGCAGCAAGTCGAAGAAGAGCACCGGCAGGATCGACCAAAACCTGAAGCTGCCCAGTAGAAAACTCAAGACCAGGAGTTGCTGAAAGATCAACATCTGTGGTCCCTGCAAGAGTCGCTGAAATACCATCTCCAGCATTGACGTTGACACCATTGGCATCAACTGAAATACCAGCGCCTGGATCGACCTCAACACCACTAGCCGTGACCGTAATACCATTTGCTGGGTCCACAGCAAGTTTGCCGGCATCAGCACCCGTACCAAATTGGAGACCTGGCTGAATAACTGCGCCAGTTGCAAGGTCAACTTTGATTACATTCGCAGTGATATCAATACCATCACCGCCAGTGTAAGCCCCTGGCCCGCTAAGCTGTGTCCAGTTGATGGCTGTCGTATCAACTGTAATTGGATCATCAGTAGTAACACCCCACTGAGTATCAGCCTGAGTGTTACCCTCAGCGACCCAAGTAAACGACCCTGCTTTGACCTCGGTTGTCGTGTCAAAGTCAGTTGCACGAGTCAGAATACATGGCTGAGTAGCTCCATCACCGAGCTGAGTGACTTCGTAGATACCATTATCAATGGCTGGAGTCGCATTTGGACCGCCATCTTTTACAAGAATACGGTCATTCAATGACGCCGTGATACTATCAAAATCGTTGTAACTTGTGCTGTTATCTGGCGCTGTAAGTGTCTTACCAACACCAGATCCATTCGCTGTCCACGTTGAAAGCGCAGCAGTCGTACCAAGACGACACGTCTCTTTTAGATGAAGACCAGAAGCAATAGCATCGACATATGCTTTTGACGTCGCCGCAGTATCACCAGATGGTGTCGCAGGAAGCCCCGTAACTTCATTTGTGCTCATTGTGATATCGCCGCTCATGTTCAAAGCGCCAAGATCTAATGAATCAGTATCCGCCATTTCGGTCGGTAGTCCTTCACTACCGATAAACAATGGTTGCACATTGGCCATATCCCTATCTCCTTTTCCCTGTTAGCTCGGTCCCCGCACCGGCCAACATGCTTTCCCTCTCCCCAAACCAATCAAGGAGGAGGATTGATAAAACTTATCTTTCCAGTTTCATCGTCCAAGACGACATTTTTGTCTGTAAAATCAACACCATATCTAGCCCCCATCTCTTTGACTAAGTTTATATGTTGATTTTTTTCCCTGTTCTTGGCCGACACCTCAAAAGCCCCCGCAGTGCTCAAACATTTCGATCGTTGAGCTTCCATTGTCAAACGTATGTTCTCAGCTTGATGTCTCAAAGCATCAACTTGATGTCTGAGATTTTTGATTCTGAGTACAGAATTTTGCCACCTCAACAAATCAATCTCGTCCAAATATCTAGCGCCTTCTTCATCTTCGTACCCAGCAAGCTTTCGCTTTGGTTTTTCATTTTCCTTTGGTTGAGCTCTAGACTCTTCCTTGGCCTCAACCTTGGAATCCATTTCTTTGATCTCAGGCTTGATTTTTTCCTGAGACTCTTCTCTTGTCGCCTTCACCTTCTTCACCTTCGACTTCGTCATCTATCCTCTCCTTTTCATTGGCAGACATGGATCTACCAATATCTCCTCATCATCTGTAGCCACCCCCATCATTTGGAGGTAAAAAACGCCTCCTATCCCAGGAACACCTACAGACAATGTCAACCTGCTATCAGAACCAACCCAATATCTTCTACCGGGTGTAAGTCCAGTATACACCCCTCGCATAGGACCATGAAACTGTACGATACACGTCGTTGGGTCATCCTTCTTTATTATGATACCAACAGCTTGATCAGTTCCAGTCACAGTTGGAACAAATTTTGTAACCTGAAAACGATTAGCTATTTTCGCAGCAGTAATGCGAACGCAATCTCCCACTGCATCCGTGGCCAGGCAATTAGCCCGACCAAGGATTCTTTCAGCTCGTGGAACAGAAGCGGCATTGACTTTCTGCACCGCGACCCACTAGAACCCTTGCACTCCAGCAGCTTCGAGAGAAGTCGCCGTAAGTGAAAAAGATCTCGCCAAAACTGGCGAAACTGTTGCAATCGTCATTTCCTCAACAAGCTCCGGCTGTAACTCTAATTCTTGAATAGAAACGTCACTTGACGCCGCGTCAAAATCACCACCTGCTTTATACCTTGTTGGGAGACACCCAGAAAGAAACCACGCACGTGCAGGAATCCTTGTCGTCAAACATGTCGACGCCACTTCATCAGGAAAAGCCCCTGACGTATCAGCTTGAGTCGTAGCAGATAATGGTCGATAACCCATAAAATGAACCAACACCAAATTTCGTCTCAAAGGTTGCTTTCCTCTAATAGCATTATTAATCCAAATCCAAAAGTCGCTATCATAAAATCTAGCCCCCTTAGAAAGAGTAACGGCAGACACGTCAGCCGTTTTGACTGCACGACGTTTGTATTCCCAGTTTCCTGGCTGTACTTCGCGTAGTTCAATGTTGACTTCTGGCGCTGTGCACGCCGAAAAACCAAAAGAAGGGTCAAATATTGAAAAAAGCGGATTGCCAGCAAACCCACTAGCGTCAAAACACCAGAACGGGTAAAGCTGGAGCATGTCTAAATATCGGAGTCGAGGCATCTAAGACCCTCCTGAGCCCATGATGCCTCAAACCGGCGCCACAGGCCAGGTTATGGCGAGATGGGCCGCACAATAATCCCCAACTTCTACGTTTTGTTTTTGGGCCTAACGACATCGAATCGTTCGAGCGCCACATCAAGCTCAGCGATACTCACATCACTGGTACTGGCGTCGAGGTCACCAGCAATTTTGATACGAGCAGGAGAACACTCATAAAGGCGATACTCCTTTGTTACTAAAGCTTCAGCATCCAAGTTCGGCCCCTTCGATGTGTCTGGCTTATGTTCTAATGCTGGACGCTGGATGTGATAGACAACAAGGTTTGTTCTATACTCATTGCCTTCTATCGCTGCGAGAACCCAGTTAAAAAATGCGGTATCATTTATAGCCACACCTCTGTTTAATGTAATCTCTGCAATAGTTGGTACACCTGGAAATTTCATTGTGTAAACGCGAATACCCTCACGATATTCTGCATGTTCCACCGTGATCTCAGGCAATGTAATGCTGTTGAAACCCGCTTCTGATCCTTCACCAATAATATACCCGGAATCCGGGTCAGTTCCCTCTGGTTGAAGTACATCGTTTGGATTATTTGCATCTCCCAATGCTAATGGAGATGTTGCTGTCGCATGAAACCTAAACGCATGAAGCGGATCTGACGCTGCTGCTCTTGGCATATCCTTCTCCTACTCCCTCTCCTAAAAACTAGGGGTTACAGTGACTAAACGACCAATAAGGTCACCAAGTGTCACCATGCGCCCTTCCCCTGCCTCCTGCGGAGAAGGTAGCTCTTGGACTTTCCTTACAAATTCTGCAAGGGTCATCCGCTGCTCACCCATCTCCTCTGCTATCAAATTATACAGCGAAGGCCATTTCTCAACCAATGTCAATATGTATCCAGCTTTACTCAGATACTCAAAATGACTGTAATTCACGCCTCCACCAGGCTTTCTCATCTGACGCCCCATTGGCGCAGTTGGGAGCATCTCTTTGAGGTCTACCCCTGTAGAGGCCAATTTTGCGGCATAGGCCACCCCGTAAGGCGCGGTAGCGTTTGTTTTGACCCAAGATACCCATTCGCCCTCAGAGAGGTCCTGGTGCCCTACAACAAACACAGGAAGCACTCCATGAGCATCCCTGCCAGGATAATTGTTGTTGTGAAGACGGGCGAGTTTAACGATCAGCCCTTCACAATCTGGAGGCCCAGGACGAATCGCTAACCCAAGTTGTTCTGACAAACGCGCCACTTTTTACCTCCCACCTCTTACTAGTTGAAGTGCAAATTGCACCACGCTAGTACATCAGTGCCACCAGCCACACTCTCAAGACAATGGCCAAGTTCAGCCCAATGTGTAACAGCATTAGGACTTGCCAACATTGTTGCTCTTCCAGCCGTTGCCGTAGCCACCTCAACCCAATAACCACGTGTAGCAGGAGCAGCGTCTTCCAAAAGCACTTGAGCCCTTCCGCTGATCACAACGCGACAATACGACCCATCTGCTATCCCATCATCTAAAACAACGCCAATAGGTTGAACTTCACCAGCAGAAGCAATATCGAAAGCATCATCAATAGTAGTCGAAGCTATTACAACAGTTCCCTTGACAGAAGCCGAACCAGTTTTGTTTATCAGAGAAATCGTAACACCACCTTCAGAAGTCATACCTCCTGAAGATGATCCTCTATCACACGGTCTTCCATCGCAATATACTGGCATTATGGCCTCGCTAAGACAGGACGAGCTGTCACTCTTGCATACATAGCAAGAGTTGCGCTTGTCGAAATAATAACAAGATCTTCATCCGCCTGAAGTTGAATTTTATCAGTAATAAGCACCTTTTTCTCTGTCGCAAGCGTAGACTCCCAAATAGGAATATCTGGCGCTCCAGTCTTGCGAATATAAATGCCTTTGACTGCTACACCATTGAAATCAACAGCAACACGCTCAACCTGCCAAAGAAAGAAACCAGTGCCAAGACCAAAACTAAACAGCCCACCTGCCGTATGAGTCGGATACGACTTTACGCCATCAGCTATTGTTGGCGTAGTCGTCGGTACTGTGCCGTCCCAATCACTACCAGCAGTTATCTCCTGCTGGATTGTGACAAACTGTTCTGCCACGATAACCCCCTACAATCAGACGGTCACCGCAATGTCACCTGAAAAAGTGAACCAGTCGCCACCTGAAGCGTCATAGTAACAAGGAACACCAGTTCCAACCCCAGCTCCTTCGCCGCCCTTTCTACCATTGCTTACAAACGCTACACGTCCGTTGAAGCCAACCGGTAGATCTATATAGGCATAAACAGGCAACGCATCAGAAACAATTTGTCCCTGAGTCGCCAGAGCTGCATCATTGGCCCCTGGAGTCATTGACACCGAAAGATCGCCAGCGACAACACCTGCCTTGATGACCTCGTTCCCATCAAGATCAGCTACTGTGATATCTGACCATGTCTTGGTTTCGCCAGCATTGATCTGAATGTTTGGCCCAGGAATAAAAGTGGCCTCACTCCCATTATTCGTGATTGCTGCGTCCATTTTTCCTCACCCTCGAAAATAGGCAATCAATTGCCCGTTGTTGTTTTTAAACCTTACCTGCACGTCTTCCTAAATAAGCACAGAAAGCCGCTGGATCTCTCACACCTGTACAACAGTCCTTAGCATACTGCTCACAAGTTTTGAAAGCCTCGCCCTTTCCGCCCTTGAAATCACCTTTAGAAGTGCGATACTTTTCACCACACCCATGGTCACATTTCATGGCTTCTGTGAGTGCCACAGAAAGCTTTTCAGCATCAAGGCCAGTTACCTCAGCCATGTCCTCAGCGACGAACTGAGCTGCTTCCTGAAGATGCCAACAGGGAGTTTTGGTGTCCTCACAGAGTGGCCCTTCTTCAAAATCAGGCTCATCCTCTCGAAGTGAGCCGTCCTTGTTTTCACCTCGGGACTCTGCAAGAATCCCCAACAACTCCTCTGCTAACTTCTTCATACTACACCTCACTCAAACTACGATGCCGCAACGAATTTTTGCTGAATACGGAATACAATAAATTCTCCAGGTACATTGGCAGCAACGTAGACGTCACAAATAACCGTACCGCTATCTTCAACTTCTTGAGGATTGTTCGACTCATCACAAATAACAGTAAATGCATCTTGTGGCGAATCTCCTTTGAACAATCCCTGCCCATAGAGAGTAAGAAGGAAGCTCTCAACAGCAAGCTTGATTCGTTTGCGCAGCGACGCTCCAACGTTCTCAAACACATACCCATGAGTGCTATTGAAGATCGACGACTTCAAGAAATTGAACATCCGTCTCGTGTGAATGAAACGAAAATCTGAAGGTGGATTCTCTAGTGTTCGAGCACCCCATACGCAACGTCCAGTTTGCGCCGTATCGATGAGAGAATTGACCTGTTTTGGGAAAAGAATATCAAGCTCGGCGAATTCCAGCGTACGCTCAAGACCAATGGAGAAATTGATTTTTCCATCTTCAACGCCAGCAGGAGCCTTGCCAACACTCTTCGTGTTATCAACTCGTGCATAAATACCAGCAATATGTCCACCAGCAGGAATATTCGTTGGAAGATCTGTCACAGGATCAGCGATGGTGATATATGGGTAATACAGAGCACCATAAGAGCTATTGAGTCCCAACGTATTTATGCGGTAACTCTGTGCCTGTTGCGGCGTAAGCCCTGGAGGAGTTGCCAAGATAACGAACCACATACCGTTTCTCTCGGCCTCAGTCACCTGATCAGACGACATCGTTACGTTTCCAGCCGCGTCAGGAATGGTAAGGTTTATAAGCTCATTCGTTGTAAGAAGAGCGTACATGCCTTCTCGATCGGCGAGGAGAGCAGGATCAGTGAGCTCGTTTCGAGTTACAACACCTGGACTCGTTCCATCAGTTCCACCTGCCGCTGCGTTTTCAACAATCTCAAGATCTGGAGTTTTGTAGTACGCTGCTGTGCCAATAGAACCAGGAACCACAGTAGCAGGACCAGCACCATGAGTTGTCTCTGGTTCGGATATCTCCTGACCAGCTACCAAGCGGAACGAGAAATGACCAGTTGTATAATCGATAACATTGAGATTTGACGGCGCTGCGCCATCCACATCACCAATCAAATAGCCATCGCCATCATCGGTAATGGTTCTCGTAGTACCGTTTTTGTCAGTGTAGGTAATGGTCAAAGAACCAGCCTGAACAGGCCCCTCAAATGGAAGAGTTCGAACACCAACAGGAATAACAGCAGAACCAACACCACCGCCGCCAGCCGTACCATCTGTTGAACCATAGTCCAGCGTCGGGCTCGCAGTCGGGATTCCACCGTTGCCAGCCGCACACCCAACAGAGCGAGCATAACCACTCAGACGCTCTGGACCAAGATCAGCATTAGATGGCTCAGTAAATTCAACGAGTTTAGAACCAGTCCCTTCGTTGTTGAGAATATCGCCAACATACCGAGCATCAGAAGTATTAGTAAAACTGACATCCTCGTAAAGCTCAGCCAGTTCGCCTTCGAGGTAAACGAGAACATCATATCGAGAGAACGCCGCCGTTGCCCTTGTATAATAATCGTCATCACCTCGAACATCTACGCTGACATCATTACCCCATTCGCCTGCTGAAATAGCACTATAATCCCAAAGAACTTGCTCGTAGCAAACATTAATGGGCTGCTTGTTCGCCGGCGCAGGAGATCCAACATCAATCTTGAATTCGATGTCACCAGTCGTGTAATCGACTGTATTTGGACCAACACCATCAAGTGTTGTCGTGGTAGAAGCCAACGCACCAGCACCATCGTCATAGATGGTAACAGCAGTTGTCTTAAGTGGAGTATAATCTGCCGTTACTGCCGCTCCACTGTCTGGCACACAAGGTGGAGGAACAGCGCCAGCGGTCGTTTCAAACGAAACATTGAAAAGGCCAGTATCGTAATCGATATATCCTCTTTCAATATTGTTCGAATCGTAAAGTATACCGATGCCTTCCTGAGCTGGAGCAGGCGCGTATCCAGAACCATCACCATAGATGTATGGCGAAGTATTCAATACAGTGTTGATGAGAACACTTCCTGGCTCGATCTTTGGACTGACACCAGCGACTGCAACAGTAACAATGCGCCCAATCATCGCTTCCTGCGACGATGGCGACACACCTGAACCATCACCATCTGGAGCTGGTAACACAGTAAGTGTCTGACCAGTTACAGCAGTATTTGCCTCATAATAGGTGATTGCGACAACTCCAGGGGCAGGAGTAACCTGCTGAACTGGCAGATTTGACAACGGCGTCAAAGCCGTACCACCAGAAGTAAAGTCCAGAGTAGTCCCGTCACCAGTCCCAACTGTCTCTTCACAAATAGGATTAGTGATTTCACCGGTAGCAATCACTGCATCAGATGGCACAACACGAACGATGTATGCCCGACGTCCTCCGTTTGCGAAAAACGCATAGACGTGAGTCGGGACTTGGCTCAAAGCAGTAAATCCACCAAACTCACCGTCAAATGCTGTAAAACTCGTTTCTAGAGTCGCGACATTTGATGGCCCCTTGAGCGTAAAGCCCACGATCCCCATGTTCGACGTGGAGACCCCCTGAATCGGGGCAAGCCCGCCGCGTCGCTCCTCAACATACACGCCTGGGTGTAATCTCTCACTCATCCTATCCTCCCGCCGCCACGTCCATGGGCTCATATGCCCTTACGGCTTGCAACTTTTCACACAAATCTACGACAACGGCCACATGTTCTGGAAAACGTTTTTTCCACTTCTTTTTCCCACGAAGGTTCCTCGCCACGAACTCTACAATCTGTCTCCAAATTTCAAAATCATTAGCCTTTTTGCTTTGCAATGGGAATGTTTCGAAATGAGGTATAACCACATCAATCAAATCCTCAACGAGATCAATCCGATAACAGACAGATGGCTTAGCTCCTTTAACCTTACTTCTTCTACTCTTCGTGACTGGCTTTTTGTTGATACGACCAGATCCAAAGTAGTTGCGAATTTTCTCAACCACTATAGCATCGTCATCCCGCATCCATATCTGTAAGCCAACAGAAAAATCAGTACACAAATGAGATCGACCGCTGTCAGGAGATTTTTTCATACGAAAAGACAGGCTTGCATAAAAACAACCCTCACCATCTACGAGACCTGTAACCCACCATCCAAATGAGTTTTTCCCATCGATGATCGTCTTCTCAGCCATGACCTAATCTCCCTCCGTCGCCGTGGGCTAGCCTCGACGCTTTTTTGTTTCCTTTCCTCCCTTCTCCTTCTTCACCTGCTGCGCCTTCTCCTTCGACTTACCTATGTCTATATCTTCATTTTTATCTTTAAGTTTATCATCTTCAAGAATATTTGGTTTTTCTTTAATTGCATTCGATGCTACCACAAGCTTCTTGATATCCGAAACTTTCTTCTTTTTTTCTTCTCTTTTAGGCTCCCCAGTAGCTACCGTTTTAGGTAACACTGGGGCCTCCTTTTGTACGAGAACTTCTGTTTTTTCTTTTGGTTCTTTCGGTATTTGGTGAGGTTTTAGTGGTGCAACCATTTTCAATCGTTTCAAATGCGCGACCGAAGACATCGCAGCCTCAAACTTAAGCCTCGGAACCAAAACCGTTGGTCCAGAAGGGTCTCTCCTGATAATACGAGGTTTTTTGCCTTTTTCGTCAATGACAGCAGAAATACCCCCATCAATAGGAGTCGTTACTCTTCCAGTATACACCCACCAAGCCATCGTTTACCTCACTCTCCCGCCAATGACGATTTAGGCTCTACACTTGTTTCAACATTTGGCGAAGTAGGAGCGATATAAGGATCGTTGAAGTCAAGTTCAGCTTCACATCTCAGAGATATCGTCCAGCCAATCATTCGATCAGCAACATCGGCTACCTCATCAAGGGAATCAAGAGATTCTTGGAAAGCATAGTATCCTCGTTGCTCTCCCTCAGAATCAATCAAATAAATCTGCCCATACGCCCAAAACTTTTGACCGATCTGTCTGAGCATCAAATCAGCCTGAGCTCTTTGTCTTGCTCTTATATGAATTTCGTAAGAAATATCATACGGGTACGCCCAAGCCTTGAACTCCAACGCTGACGGTCCCTGAACCCCATTGCCTGCCGTTACCAAATGAGAAGTCGCAGATGGTGTTCTGTATTCGTGGCCACCTGGAAACCATCGATTCATTGCTATCGTCACTGCCGTACGTGAAACAGCCACATGAGGAATCAATCCTTCTTGATACACATCCTCTGGATTTTGCCAAATAACAGGAACATGACCACCATACAAATCAGGACCAAGAACTCCTTCGATAGCTATCGCGTAATCCTGCACTGTCTCTCCATCGAGCTCGATTTCGATCAGTTCTGCACCCATAGTGCGCACCAATCCTTCATCATAGTCTCTAAGAAAAACAATGCCAGTTCTTGCGCTCATCACACTCCTGCCGCTACTAGATCTTGAAACCGTTGAAGTCTTTTGGCTACTGAAGCCCTCTCATATTGAAGGTCTTCTGCCGTCTTAAATCCAGCGTCTTGTGGACTAGAAATCCACTTTTCAAGAGATTTCAAAGCTCTCTTAGTAATCGTATTAGGCACCGCTCGTATAGCTGGTTTCCAGTGCGATCGTCCAGGTATAGGCGGAATTCCAAATTCGTATCTTAGTACCTCAAAGGCAATATCACGAGTTACACGTCGACTCAATAGGGCCTTAGACGGTGGACGCAATTGAACTCCAAGATCTTTTAGTTCTTGGCGAACTTCTCTGAGTTCTTGGCGTCTTCGAGACTCTATCACACGAGCTTCCTTTTCCGTTACTCTTCGAGAAAGCATGCTTGCTTCAAATCTGCTTGGCTCGTACGGCAACGTGTCCATTGTCCAAGGATTGCTACGTTCTAGAACCACTGTTGCAGGCTCCACAACTTCGCCACCCCTCACCTTTGGACGAACGTACAACACCGTTCTCTTTACGTCAACGGAACGTAGTCTCTGAGACGCTGCCCAACCTGGCGGAAGAATTGCCGTTAACTCCCACCCTTGTATGCTTGGAAGGTCTCTCACTCTGAGCATATCAGGATATCCTTCAATATCTTTTGGAGCTGCCGATTGAACCAACTTAAGAACATCAAATGCAACCAACTGAGGAAGGGTCTTGACAATAGCTTCCACGCGTTCAGGAAGCTCATCAACAAGCTTCAACTTCTTTTTATTTCTTGGATCTTGTTTGACAGCAAATCTCATGCTGTTTTACCTTTTGTTGGTATTACCTGAATCATTTTGTTAATCATGTCAATGTGTTCTGTGCAAGCACCAACAAATCCCTTGCCCTTAACCTCAATCAAACGAGTAGATTCTTTGCCACATCTAAAACAAATATCAGCAATAGTTTGCCTGGTTAGTGGTCCCTCGTATTCTGGAAAAGCCAACTCAACTATAGGTCCACCACAACTACGTCCCCTCAACGCATGCCCGCAATGTTTTTCCCCGCGTTTTATCCCAATATGAAGCTTTGTGCAATTGGCACAAATAAACGAAAAACCAATCTCTCTCAATCTGTCAGACAAATAATTGCTCACGGCCACTTGCCTCCTTGATATGCACTCGGCCTAAGTCCACCACCGCGTACATACAACGACCTAATGCGAGTCATTCTGTCTGTTTTGACATCTGGAGTGGGCAAAATCCAAACAATATATTTTTCTGGATTGACATCTACCTCAAGAGTTGTCCCAGACGAAATATCCTGGACACGAATTATGCCAGTTGGAAGATCGACATTTGTGACACGTCCTTTTTTGATAACATTGACACCGCGCTTAGTTCTGACTGAAACCATCTGACCAGGCACAAGCACAACGCGCTCAGCCGCTTCGTCAAGAAGCCTTGCTCCAATAGCCTCATAAAGTTGCGCGGAAAGATTCATTTTGGTTTCGCTCCAATACTTACTAGATACCCCTCAGCATGATCGAACGAAGCACGCTTGCCAAGACTCTTCTCCTTGCCATCCACTGAAACAAACCACTCTCTCTTGCCTTTTTTGTATAACTTGGCAAGACCTTTAGTGGTCTTCATCTCAAACCCTTCTGGCGTCCTTTCCCACTCAGACAAGGCTACCTCTAACTCTTCGCTCAACCTCATAACCACCTCACCTAAAAAACGAACGGACACCCTTTTGAGCCGCAGCAAAGGCCATTGTGTCACCACCCTGAACCCTCCAAGTGCGCCTACCGCTATTTACGACGAAATCATCACCATAATCACGCAACTGTCCAAGGATTTTTCGAGCAAGCTTATACGCATCCTTCTTTTTTTCAAAAGTCTTTTTTGTCTCACCACGACCTTTGATTTTAGCCTCAACGCGCCACTTTTTGTTAGGTCTCGATAAAAACAAACGTGGCCCTTTTGCTTCCACACCCTTTCTGCCCTTAGTGATAAAAACCGGCGAAAGGTGCATTCCATGCGCGACATGCATTTCGTAAGGTGTCGGCACCTTGAGAGCTTCTTCGAGTTGTCGCGACAATCTCATATTCTCGAATGCTCCGTCTTGCGAAATGGAACAAATTTACTCCGTTGCTTCAATTCTATTTTGAACTGGACAAAAGTCGCTGTTGTAAAAACATTCCCGTCACGAGTAGCCTTAGTAACATCCCATTGGGTTTCTTCAGGATCGTACCCAAATGGCGGTGCAGCCCAAAACTCCAAAACATCACCTTTTTTAGGATACGGCGCCTCTCTATCTTCAAATTCTTTTCGAGAAATCCATGCGACAGCATCAGCTTCTGTGCGTTCACCAACCTCAGTGGCTTCCTCTGTAATATTGTCGCTCTGAGGAAAATCAATGGTTGCCCACAGCTCAAACGGCCCCTCGTAACTCCACTCTTTGCCCTCCAATGAAGGTTCTTTATAAAGCGGATCTCGATTCTTTGCACGACGAATCACATAAAGCTTTACTGGCTCACCAGCAAGCCGCGCTGGCTCACTCGCTATCGAGTCCCATAAAGCCCGCTCATCTCCACAATCCCCACAGTCACCACCTGGAAAAAGTCTCCTCTTGGGCTTACAATCGTCACCACAAAACGCCATCTATGCCAACCTCCAAACAGGGTCACCCCTCATAGAGCCGCCAACCACCCTGCCCTCTTTCTCCAGAGCATAGAGAGCTTTCATAAACTCAGTAGCAGAAGTTCCCTTGAGACGCTTGTCCCTAAAAACCAACCTTTCCACATGATTGGTCATCATCCACTTGTCAAACTTTATCGCTTTCAAAATATTTCTTTTGAGCAAATCCATAGTGGCTGCTTGGACAATAGTCGGTTCCTTGGCTAGTTGCTTTTGTGGCTGTGGCTTTTTTTCCTTGCCAGCCGCAATCTCCTGCATGATGCGAAGGTTTTTTCTAATCACCCCTGGATTGTTGGCTCTCAGAAGCTCTGGGATCACCTCAATCCATCGATCAACGACTCGCTGAGCGTCTTTCTTTTTTTTATGAAAGGTGCCTTTAAATCCAGAAAACTCCACCAATTGACCAGATGGCACATGGGTTATCATCCATCCTCGACGAGCACCAACAGTGCTCTTGTGGACCGCCCAGACACCCTTTACCGAAACTTTCAGCGTATCTTTTATGTCTTCCTCGCCTGGATGCTTTGCCTTGATCACAAAATCGAACTTTTTGGTCGACCAGCCCTTAGACTTTTGCGCCTTCGGCTTCATGCCCATGGACCCCGGAGATGGTACCTCATAAGCCTGTGCTCCTGAACCAGCCGTTGCCTCGAAGATACCCTCGATCTCGGCCTCCTGGATACCCATGATAGCTTTCGTAAGAATGACGTTTGCCCTCTCGATGTCCACAACCTACCCTCCTAGCTCGGCGATTTTCTTCTTGAGTCGTCGGATTTCATCGTTTCTCCAAGCAATACTTAAATCACGTTTAGCTTTTCTTCCCATAGCTCGACCAGGTATCTCTATTGCATCTTTCATTGCCGCCATATGAGCATCCCGTTGTTGTTTCTCTAATTTTTTCAACTCACGCTTGTAATCCTTGACACTTTTCAGCTTATCAATCAGTCGATCACAAGCCATCTGCCAAGCTCCAATGTGATCGATTCCCATTGAACGTGGAATATCAGAGTTTTTCTTGATTTTTCGCAAATTTGTCTTGTTTACCTTCAAGCCTTTCTTTTTGAGATAAGCTATAACAGCTTCACGAGCTTCTATTTGTGTTCTGTCCCATTTGCGCATTGGCTTTTCGCCAGGAATCGGTACATCGTAGCTCGTAACACCACGAGCTACAGCTTCATCAATTTCTCTTTCCTGAAAAGAAAGAATAGCTTTGGTGAGCACCGAATTTATACGCTCTATATCCATCTCAAAAAGTCTCCCCTGTTTCAGCAGCTACATGATCAGCCGCTTCTTGAGCACGCTTATTAATCCATACGACGACTTTTTTAAGAGAAGCATCGTCAATGCTATCCCACCTATTAACAGCACTTTCTCCTTGATAAGCCCGAGCCTTGTACTTGTATCTTACAGGCTTTCCGTTCCACTTAAACTCAATAATATTAATACCTGGTGATACATCCGCTGATCTTATAAACCAACTCCAATCACCATGATAAAGACGAAATTCATCGCTCTTCAACGCTCGTTTTACCTTCGCTATCGTGATTTTTTTTATCCTCACTGCCTTCTTAGGACTTGGAACACGATACGACGTAACGCCATGAGCAGTCGCCTCGATTATCTCCTCGATCTCGTTCTCTTGAAAGGCAAGAATAGCATTATTGAGTATCGAATTTATACGCTCGATGTCCATCTTGCTATACCCTTCTTTTCTCAGCCGCCACATGATCGGCCGCCTCTTGAGCATGCTCGTTAGCCCACGCAATAGCCTCTTTGAGAGAAACTTCCATTTTAGGATGGCCCTGCCATCTGTAAAGAGCGCGTTTTCCCTGATATACCTGAACTCGATATTCATATTTCACAGGCTCACCAGCCCACTTGCGCTCCACGATATAAACCCCAGGTGACACCTCGGCCGATCTACTAAACCATTCCTTGGTGTGATCAAGACGAAACTTCTCTTTTTTTAGTGCTCGTTTCACCATCGCTTCAGTAATCTTCTTCACCTTTATTGGTTTTGAGATTTTCGGACTTGGTACTTCGTATGACGAAACGCCATAAGCAGTCGCCTCGATCATCTCCTCGATCTCGCGTTCCTGAAAAGCAAGGATTGCACGAATTAAAACCGAATTAACTTGCTCAACATCCATGGCCTACTCCTCTTCGTCACCTTTAGGCTTTGTCTGCACACGATGCACCATCAAAGCAGCGCATGCACCTTCAGGAGACTTCACCGAGGTACAATCAGACAAAGCATCAATGCAATCTCTGATAGTATCGAAATCGCCTTTTTTGTTGCGATACTTTTCCATGCACTTAGCTTGTTTCGACCTTTTCTTTTTCTTTTTCTTTGCTTTCTTGGCAACCTCTTTAGGTGTCGGAATCCTGAAGCCACCAATTGCCGCCTCACTTATTTCTTGAAGTTCGCCTTCGCGAAGCCCAACAATGGCCTTCACCAGCACCGCATTGACTTTCTCAATATCCATCCCGCTCACCCTTCCTTGAAAATTCTGTAATGAAAATCACGAGTTTGCCAGTGAGGGTCATCAATAGTTTTAACAGGAGACGGACCTTTGAATCGATAGACCTTCAATAAACCACCGGCAACTAATGAGACCAATGCCTTGACCTCATTTTTTTTCAACTTTTTATGACGACCAATAACAAGCAAAAGTGCACCCCACGGCCCCTCATACTCCATCTTCTTGAACAGACCAAGAACTTTCTTTTGCGTCTTATTGAGTTTTCCTTTTTTAGCAGGCTTTATCCCTTGAAGTTTAGCGTCACCATAACGAACATTTTCACCAACAGAGTCATCAACAACATCTTTAGACTTGTCAATACCACCCTTCATCTCGCCTGCCCCAATAGTCCCTGGAGCTGGAACATCATACTTGCCAGTCACTCCCCAAGCCATCGCCTCAATAATCTCCTCAGACTCAACTTCCTGAAGACCAACGATAGCCTTTACGAGCACTGCATTGACTTTTTCAATATCCATCCCGCTCACCCTTCCTTGTCGTCAAACGCAACACCCATAATGTCGTGCAATTGAATCCATCCAGGAGACGACGACAAAAACATCGCCATCTCTTCTTTCGCCTTTGATGCCTCAACAGTATCGACCACATCATTCTCGGGCTCAATGTTTGGCTTGCCACCAATACGCCGAAGTTGACGAACCATTTTGAAACGTTCACCGCCTTTGGTCACAGTATGAGCTGACCTTTGCGAAGTAAAACGTCCATCGTTCCCGTGATAAGTCACAGCTTCATCAATGGTTTCTCCAACCACAACACCGATGATTTTACCCAACCTCTTAGCCAATGACATTATCGCCACCTATTCTGTTGGTTCAAGATCACAAAATAATAGAATCGATACTTTTAGAAATAGATTCCAATTTCTTCTGGATTGCTTTTATATTCTTATACAATCCTCCTATTTCTTTTTCAGCATTTTCCAACGTCTTTCGTTCGCGTGAAGAAAAACTAAAAGGCAAATCATCTGACGAAGGACCATAAAGATTTGCTTTTAAACTATTTCTCACATTCAATGCCTTTTTAGCAAAAATCTTACCAATATCATCAGCAAGATGCTCAAGATTCATTGAATGCCCAGCTAATATCTCTTTAAAACTCTCACCCATTTGCTCGTTTTTCAAAGTTGCTTCAAATAACTCTTTTGACAACGACATGATTCTCCTCTTCCTTTCTACACCGTTGGCTCGATTTCACGGAACAAATCCTTGAACCGTTTGTATTTAGCCGGCGCTTCTGGTTCCATCGCATGCTTCATCGTACGCCGCACACCTTTTTGAGTCTGCCTTACACTGCTCAATTTAGCGCCTTTTTTATAGGGGGGTTTGAGGTACCCATACCTCGTCAACGCCCAACGACATATGTTCCACGCCGCCCTAGTGCTATGTTTTTTTTGAGGCTTTCCGCCTTTCTTGCTTGGCTTGCCTCCTCGTACTGCCAATACACAATGCTGCAACTGAGCAGGCACCTGATCGACTTTAGCCTTGGCCTTTATCCCACCTGGTTTGGGTTTCTGCTTTGGTGGCTTCTTGCGCAATCCACCACGAGCCGCTTTTTTTGCTTTCCTCTTTGGTGGTTTTACATCTGCCTTCTTTTCTTTCTTTTTCTCGATTTTCTTTTTTAACTCAGCAGGAGTAGGCACACGATAACCGCCAATCTTAGCCTGTTCAAAAAGCTCATCAAGCGGAATCCAATTCATATCAATCCCAACTACTAAACATCGTATTCAGAAGGACCAGACATTTTGCTACCCAAATGTGCAAAACGACCAATGGCCTTTTGAAAATTCATCTCTATCTTCTTAAGCACTCTTCCGTCAACATTTTTGGCCATTGCATTCGCTTCTTTTTTTGCGTTATCCTCGCTTTTATACGGACCAAATCTCACCGGCTCACCATGAGGGCCAACACCAGGACCAACACCAAAAACATACCACCTGTCCGGGCTCAGAGTCTTGAGCTTTCGCCCAAGCATTCTTTTGGTGCTCTTGGCAAAAACGACCTGAAACACAGGTACATCAGGATTCAATGCCTCAGTCATCGTTTCAATCTCGCTTTCCTGAAGACCAAGAATAGCCTTAGAAAGCACCGAGTTGACTCGCTCAATATCCATAACGTTGCTCCTTTCTTTCGAGCTATTTTTCTTACCCAACTACAAAAGGAACAGGATCGCTAAGCCCAATCAACTCATTGGTCAGAGTATCCCATTCGGCTTGTCCTTCGCTAACCAACGTCTCACCATCCATGCTTTTTGCACCGCCAGCCGATGGCCACTCGCTGTACTTGCTTCTAACACGCCCCAGCCGCACCTTGAGAGCCGCTCTTGCATACCGAAGGATAAGATCTCTATCGCGAAAACGAAGACTCTTAAAGTCATTTGCAGGCGTTGTATCAGGAGGAGTTGGGTCCTCAGTAATCAATTTAGTGCTGGCATATCGAGCAATGACTGTACCGCTTTGATGATTCGTCGGATAAATGCTAAGTGTGTTGATGTCTTTGTCATATTCCCAGGCAGGTTCAGCCCCAATTATACGCCGCGCTGTCGATGCATGAGCAATCATTTGATGAAGAGTTCCGTAAAACGAGCCGCCAGGTAGCCCAGTGAGACTCTGATAAGCCACTGGAAGCATCTCGACATCTATAAAAGCAAAAGGATTGATGGCTGCAATAACATCTAACTGCACGCCAGGAAACCAAACACTCAACACCTCATCGCAATCATCCGGCATAGTGTAAGATGACTCGCCAGATGTAACAGTCTGAACAGCATGACGTTTGACTCCCTTGCGACCTATCCACCACCTCAACGCGTCATCAAAAGAGTCATCAGCATGATACTCTGTAACCTCCAAGATTACCGCACCACACCCTAATGATCTCTTGACCCAATCAATGGCATCATTTCTGTTGAGAGGGTCAGTCATAAATCACCTCCACCAAAAGCGTATTACTTCTTGTCCTTCTTTTTGGACGTCTTTTTTCCACTCATCGCCTTTACCATTTTATCAGCAGTAGATTTTGTAGCAGTCCCTTTTTCAGGCTCAGGTTCGAGTTCTTTTTTCGGTTCTAACTTTTGCTTCGGTTCTGACTTCTTTGGCGCAGGCTTCGACTCCTTTTTTAACTCTGACTTCTTTGGCGCAGGCTTCGACTCCTTTTTCGGTTTTGGTTTCTTTGGTATAGGTTTTTGTTCTTTTTTTGGTGCAGGTTTTGGTGCAACATCTTTAATAGCAACAAGCAACCCTTGATCAGCAAATTTCTGCCAATATGCACCCTCAAGTATTTCGTTGTCCCCGATGCGCCTCTCACCACCTCCAACGTATAACGGGAGAGATTTGCCAATAAACCTTGGAGCTTTCTTGAATCTCTTCATAACTCCTCCCTGAATCAAAACGGGAGAGCCAGCCGCCGCCGACCCTCCCGTCGCCTACTCAACATAAGACCCATCGAGGGGCCATTGAATCAATCGAGTCGCAGCCGATCAGAGCCCGCCCGTGATCGTCACACGCCCGAACCACTCGTCGCGCAAACGCTTGGTCGCATAACGAGTCCGCATTCCTTTGCGATAACTCTGATCCTCTGGATCGAGGAACGTTGGAGTCATCTGCAATGGCACGTATGGACTGAACACGAATCCAGCGTCAAGATAACTCCGACCTCTAAGGCCGAGCATCATCTGATTCCACTGGAAAAATGGATCTTGGTAGCCCATCCATTTGTTGGAGAGCGGACCCATTCTCAAGATACCCTGGTGGCTCGTCATTGGGCCATAACTTGGCGGCACTACAACACCGTCAAACGGTCCTTGAACGTTACCAGGAGCGCTTACCCAAGGCGGCCTAAAGTCACCATGAGTTTGGAGCTGTACCAGTTTTGCAGAGATATCAGGGCTCGTTACGTACCAATTCGCAGGCGCTCTCAAGGTCTGCTTATGAATCTCAAAGCTGACCGCACTCATCCGAGTCATAACTGAACGAATATGGTCAAGCTCATTGATGCCAGCAGGAACTGTAAAGTCAAATGTGCGAATAATTCCAGCACTCGCCAAGAAAAGCTGCCCTAAGATATCTCGATCGATTTCGAGCGCAACTTCCTGGCTGATACCAGAGACAAGCTCGGTCTCGGCATCAACGCCATGGAATGCACGCAGGTCATCAGCAGCTTCACTCGACCAACGAGCCTTGAGCTTGCGCGTCTGTGCTCGAATGGTTTCGAATTCGATGTCGATGTAGACATCCGGGATATTCCGGTTGCCTTCCATGTCGTAGTAGTAAGTCGCTCGAACGTAATTACCAGCCACTGTGATCGTATCAAACGTAAAGTTTGTGATCTGCCCATTGGCATAGTTGATAGCGCCAGTCAATACGTCGCCAGTGAAACCACCAGCTCCGTCATCGACTGCCGTCTGTACAACCGCCTCAGTCGTTGGGTTATACTCTTCAACTGTGAGCGAATATCCTACAGTCGCATCGAGAGGACGAACTGGGCTGTATTGAAGAATAACTGAGCCAGGAGAACCTGTGAACCACTCACCACCAGCAAGGATCGGAGTCAACTGTTCATTCGGAATTTTTTCTGACGAATATTGGTCATCAAAATTCTGAATCAGGTTAGTACCCGCTACTGTCTCACCCTTCGAACGTCCGTGCTTGTACTCGAAGTAGAACACGGCTCCAACAGGTGCAGTCATTGGTTGGACGGACACAATCTCATTTGCGATGAGATTTGGGAACACTCGGCGCAATACTGGGAAAATGTATTTGGTATACACACCAGCATTTGTGCTAAGAGTATCCTCGGCGAGCTGTCGGCGCATGTCGAGGAATTGATTTTCCATCAACATTGCCATGCATTTTTTGGTATAGTCCTCCTTGACTCCCTTCAAGAAGCGATCCCACTTTTCAACAAGCTGACCAGTGTAGCTGTCATCACGAATGCTCCGTGCTCCTGCTTCTTCGGTCAGATTCATATTCCGTGCCTCCATGGCCTACCTTCCCTCCGTCGTCTGACCCTTGGCGCTACGAGGTCAGATTCCCCGTTCCAGCCAGCTCATCGAATTCTTGCTCGGTGAGCCCGAAGTCATCCAGCGTAGCGCCTTGCTGGCCATTGCCTGATTTTTTGCGCGGCGCACCAAAAGTATCTTCTTCTAATGACCGCTGTTTTCCACGCCCAAGACGAGCGCGGATTCTTTCAGATTCATCTTCGTCACGAACACGACCGCCGCTGCTACGGCGCCCATGAGATCGAACGATTCTATCTACTTCTGACACCGAGTTGGCGCCTTCACAAAGTTCTTGAAGTTCTTCACCATCAGGGTGATGTTGGATAATGCTTTCAACGTAAGAAGCTACCTGTACATGTTCTGCTAAATCAAGAGCTTTTCTTGTACGATCATCAGCTTCTTTGATTTTCTTTTTGGCTTCTTCAGCTCGTTCTTCGGCCTTCTCAACACGCTGTTCAAGCGAGCTGATTTTATCGAGAAGTTCGCTCTTGGCTTCTTCTTCTTCACCAATATGTTCGTCTTTGGCCGACGAAAGCTCTTTTTGAAGAACTTCAATACGTTCATCAAGAGCTTCAATGCTGTCATATTGGTCTATCTTTCCAATGAGTTTTACAATGGCATCACGCGAAGAATGACCAGCAATCTTGCGCTCAATATGAAGCCGATACGCTGCCTCTTTCGCAATAACAGCCATCTCATCATGTTCTTTTTTGATTTTCTGTACCTCGAGTTCACGCTCAGCTAAATCGCCTTCCAATTTAGCAATACGCTCATCTCTCGACGCCAACTCTTGTTGGTGAACTACTGGACTGGCAAAACTCGTTACCATCGAAGCGATACGCTCAAGAACTTGCTTTGCACCTGCTATCTCTGGATCACTCAGGTACTCACTCCTTACACGTTCTTCAGCAGCTCCATCAATCTGCTCCATCTTTCGACGAAGCTCGGTAGAAAATTTTTCAGTCAAACGCTCTTCAACACGGCGCTCGGCTTCTGCCAACACGCCAGATGTCATCTCCTCGACTAAGCCAGGATAGTTTTTCTTTAGTTCCTCGACGGTTAGCATATTCTCTCCCTCTGGTATCCGCTGTAGCTCCTCATGGAACACCTGCGGATACGCCGAACGCGTAGCAGGGTCCGCGACGAAATCGAAAGTATCGAGTTTGAAATCCTCTTGTACTTCTTCGGTTCCATCAGGAAGCGTTTTCGTTGAACCATAGCCCCGGCTGCTTACACCAACCTGAGCCCCAGCCTCCATAATAGTCTTTAGTATACGACCATTTGGAGTGTCCAGAATTTCAGATTCACCAATGACCTCGTTGCCCTCGACATTCAAGCCAGTAAGTAAATGACTAACACGTTGTAGCTTGGTGCGCCCATCGGCAGGGTGATCGAGCTCACCAAAGCATCGACGCATATTCATATCTTCGAGTTTTCGGTTGATTTCGCGATCCCACAAATGCTTTCTGTACAGACGCTTATTTTCAGTCGCCTTATCACTGCGAGCATATGGACCACGAGCAACAACCTTGCCAAGCTTTCCTTTTTCAGTTGATTCCTGCAACTCAAAAGTAAGAGGCATTGTATCGATGAGTAGAGTAGCCATCCGTTCACCCTGACCTTATGGCACTTGATCGAAAAGGAGAGCGGGCAAGCAAATCGCCGAGCCGTCGTTTTGGTCTCTTCCGTTTTGGAACAATTTTTCGCTTACCCTTTTTCTCAAATCCAATCTTGTCCCGAGTCGTACCTCCAAAACCAAGGGCTTCCCGCCGACCACTTCTGGTTCTTAGCCTGCTAGCTTCAAAGAGCCAATCGACGGGAATCCACGTCACCTCTACTCGTCATCCTCGAAGTCGATTTCGTTGTCCTTATCATCGTTGTCTTCGTCAGGTTCAATATCTTCGTCATCGTCTTCGCTGATAAGGTCTTCGTCATCGTCTTCTTCGTCGTCCTCGTAGAGCCCATTCTCGACACCCATTTGGATGGATTCAAATAGGCTTGGAGATCCGATTTCTTCATGTGTCGCAAGAGCTTTTGTCACGCCCTCGAGCAGAGAAGCAAGTCTGCTTTGAAGCTCTTCACTCACTTCGCCGCCAGCCGCCTCGATAGCCTCAGAAAGAGTCACTGCTGACTCGCTCATAGCATAGAGCATATTGCCAGCGTCGATGTCTCCCATCGCCTCAAAGCATTCGCCAAGGAGCCAAGCCAGCCAACCGCCATTAATGGCAGCTTCTTCATGGGGCGAAACCTCTCCAGTATTGGTGTCGCTGTTCTCCAGCTCTTCTCTGAGCTGTTGAAGCTGAGCGGCCACACCCTCTTGACGGACAATAAAGCCCTTTTTCGCCACTTTTGAGAGACGTTTACGGCGCTTTTTGATCTTGGCCTTTTTGCGCTTATAGTACATTTTGGCAGCAGCACGAAGTTGACCTTTTTTCTTTCTTCTGGCTGCCTTCTCTTTGCGCTTTTGTTTGACAGTGACTTTCACCAACTTCCCAGTTTTGGGGTCAACTCTGAAACCCCTCTTTCTGCGAACCATGCGTTCTCCAAGAAAAACGAGATCTTCGTCTTCCTCTAAATCACTGCCATCCCATTCAACATGCTGTTGTTCGTTGTCATCAGCTTCAGAAGTATCATGCTCATCATTGTCAGAGCTCTCGTTTTCTTCTGTCAATCGTGGACGCACCGCCTCAGAGGTCGGTGGACTTCCAGCATGTTGTTCAAGTAGCCCAGAATTGCGCTCGATGTCATCCATGACCTTGCTTGGATCGAGCCCAATACCTTCAAGCTCCTCACTCAGTGGGCGAACTTTGAAATCTTTCCGATTGAACATTCCCCTCGACCTCCCTGCCTATTGAGGCTGATCGAAACGACGAGCGAACTTTTCTGAGAACGCTGCCGCAAGACCCATTTCTTTTGCCCTCGCCGCCACTCCATCATGAACCCGTGCAAGGCTCTTTAGCGTACCGTCTTTACACACCGAAATGGCATCTTCGACGATCCCAATAGTAGCATCGAGGTCTGCTCCAAATTTAGAAACAAATTCTATGAAGTCTTCGACGATCACTGCGGAATCCAAATCACTCTCTAGACGATACTCGTCATTGAAACGACAAGCAACCGCAATGCTATCTTTCATTCGATGAAGACTTTCACGTAAGCGTCTAAGAGACGCCTCAATTATTTTTCTGTGCCGATCATCGCTATTATCACCTTCGTTGATAAAATTATCGAATTTCGGCTTCGGAAAATCTTTGTTAGCCTCAGCGCCTACGTATTGAGCCATGGTTTTCTCGTTTTCACGTACCGCAACGAGCCATTCAGGGTCTTTTGCAGAGTCACCGCCACAAAATGAAGCTTGAATAAAATCGTCCTCAACTCCTTCTGCGGTGAGCTTTACACCAGACCTTACTAATTCATACAATGACCCAAGATGGATGTCCACCTCGTCGTCGTTGCCATCAAGAAGAGCCTTAACCGCCCCAACTGACTCATTTCTCACTTCAGCGCTCAACTCAGAAGCTTCTCGAACAGGAATATCAACCCTCTCAACATTGTCAAATTCTACCTCTCCAGTCTCTTCGTTAAACGAAAAACTAGCCCGAAAGAACTCTCCAGTATTGTTGAGAATAATCGCATGGTTGGCGAACGTTCCTAGTGTTCGAACTTCGGCACCTTCGTCACCACCAAAAAGCTCAGGTTGTAAAGCAACAGCCTCGTCAACCCGCCCCATTACCACCTCGTAGCTACCCTCTAGTAACTTCGAGAGGAATTCACCATCTACTAGCTTTCGTGATCCCATGACATCCAGATTATAGGTCTTTCCTTACGAAAAGCAGCCTACGGCTATGAGTGCTCGCGTGTCAAGCCTTGTTATCATACATGATACTATAAACTTGCTTCCGCTCGCATCGTTTTACGAAGGTCTACAAGCAATCCGCCCAGTTCACGCATTCGCTTATTGACCACCGCGTTTTCCCTATACAATCGGGCAAATTTCTCATTTACCCGCCTTTCTGTCTCACGATTTCCTTTCTCAAACTCACGCCGCCAATCGAAATTAGGGACAGCTTTGATCAATTGTGATAAACGCCGATCAAATTGATGAACTTCTGTCAATGTTGGAGCTCCACCAGAAACTGTCTCATCATCTACAGACATCTGAAGCTTTTGGATCTGAGCCTCTACAGCTCCATCCTTCAACCTCTCCTCGTTTTTCTCTTCCATAACCTTGACAGCTTCTTCTTCTGTAAACTTGAAAAGGTGAACCAAAAGCCACTTGGTTGACACCATCTCGCCCATTCTTGAAGCGAGATCAGCAGTGGTGTTCATGACTTCCATTCTGGCCAATTCAAGAATCGACGACGGAACAGTCATGTGTACTTGATAATCGTATTTATCTGATTCTCTGCCGATAGCTATAAGGTGAACTCGGCATGCTTTTCGATACCCACCTCTTAGGCATCGCTGAATACGCATAATAGCACGAGCAAACCTGATATCTTGGGTGGACAATTGCCCTTGAACAGGCTCTCCACCGTACCCATAGTACGCCTTTGGTATTTTTAACGAGGCAACAAGCTTATCACGGTGATACTCAAGACTATCGGTCTCGGTGTAATCAGGCCCTTGGATGACGTCTATTTCAGTCGTCCGCTTTCCATCACGAACAGGTATAAAGAAGTCTTCATCATGAGAATTTTTTACAAAAATTCCAGCAGACAACGCGAATGTATGTGTTTTTCCAACTGTCAGCGTAAAAGTATCAGCCCGCTCTTCAAGCCATTCAATAGACACGACTTTGTGGTTATCACCAATGGCGGCCTTCCGAAATGAATCAAAATCATCATATCCCTCTTCCCTCACCATCTTTAGAAGCATATGACGATGAATTGATACGACCTTTCTTGTATTGGCCTCTTGAAGGACATCGCGAAGCACATCAAAAGCAGCCAAAGCAATATCATCCATACTGGCTTCTGGGTTACTGCGTACAAGCTCTTTGACTCCTTCAATAAAAACCAAAGGAAACTTGATCCGCATATTCCTGCTTGCCTTCTCGCGCCGTTCATGATTAGCCCAAAGCTCGCTCATGGCCTTGCTGCGGATCTCGTTATCCCTGGCATGCTGCTCAGAGCTATTGTACTCACGAATAAATCGACCCTGGTCTCTCTCCTTGTTCCACTCAGCAAGCTTCTCACGACGCTCGGTGCTCTGGTTGTACCGAGTTATATTTTGACGAGATGCATTCCTGAGTCGCTGATCAAGTTCTGGATCTTCAATCCTTGCTCTCTTGAGAGCCTCGCCACCATTGACACCAAGCATACGATGAAAAGCCAAATGATCTTTATAAACCATTCCAATCAAATTTGAAGGAAGATTGTTCAATGGATTGAAATCGTCGTGGTGAACGAGTTCATTCTTCTTTTTGAGTTTGAGGTCCGAAGCCACCACACGATGCCCATAGAGTGACTTTCTCGTTTTTGGACAGTAGACCAATTCATAGCCTTCAAGCGTCTCACCCTTGGCCTTAGAGCTAATCCGCCTACGAAATGGCATCAAAGAATCTCCAGGTCGTAAATTTTGAGCTTCTACTTTTGAACAATCTCGACGAATCATTTTGTGGTCTGGAGTCACAATGACTGACTCGCCGTTGTCCAAAGTAACTCTTACGAGCTGAGCATCACGTCGCGTCTTACCAGCCCACTCTACCTTTCCAGGCCGAAGCTTTCCATCATTATCGAGGTCAACTGACCAAACCCACTGCTCTTCACCAAGAGCATATGCATTTGCCATCTCCTCTATTGTTCTCACGCTTCCATCGAGAAGCTGAATCTCGGTTTTCCCGTGCAAACACAAAGGGTTATAACGCATATCGAGTTTACCAGTAGAATTATGAACAAAAACATTGCTTACCAATGCAAAATTAGCATACTTATCTACATCCATATTATAAACATCTTCATATCCATCAAAACGCACATCAACAACTCGATGATTTATCTCCTCTCCAGCTCTTCTCTCATACTTTCTGTTGCGCCATTTACAATGACCAACAACCTGTCGCTTGAAATCCTTGAAACCTTTGTAGCCCTGTCGTCCAAGCCAAACTTTGAAACACCCATAACTCATAACCGACTTCTGTGTCGTTGGAAGATTTTTATATAAAACCAAAAATTCCTTATCTGTATTGAGGTGTTCAACTAATTCCTCAGCCGTAATCAATGGATCACACTCAATCAATTTCACAACTACAGACATCATCGCATCATAAATAGGCTCAGATGCTTTTTTGCGATCATCAACGTTTTTACGACCGTTCTCTGCACAAACTTTTCTAACAAGATCAGGATTACGCGACCGCCACGCATTCAACCGCTCAGCAACATCACTAGCAAACACTTTATCCGTCTTTACACGATGCACAAAAGAATCTCTGGCCTTTTTTAGATTTTCACCAAGATGTTTTTTGGCATGACTTTCTCTTTCACCTACTTCAAGATTCGATGGATCATTGTTTGATTTTACACGATCTTTATGATGAACTACAGCATCAGATAACCCCTCAAACAATTCTGGCCACAACTCGCGTGCAACAAGTGAATGAACATGTTCTTGCTTACCATCAAACGGCTGCTTGATTTTTGTGTAGCCGCGTCCACCATTGGTTCTCGCCATCAAAATCGGCATCAAACGATCTCCAGCCTTCAACTGATCACACCGCCTGTAAACACCATCTCGCATAAGAAACGGATGATGACCTGTTGCTCTAACAACCGCTCCACTGTCTAAAACAACCCTGTAAACAGGAACATTTTTTCCTGTCTGTCTTGGATTTTTTGCAAGACCAGGTACAACCTTTCCTTTAGAAAGGTCAAAACTATAAACCCACCTGTCACCTCCGTCGTCAGCAAGCTCCTTCATAGAACGCATCGACCCATCAAGACAGTGAACCAATGTGTCACCAGTTAGACAGGGATTCACAAATTTCTTCCTGGTAAAGCTATTCTTGACTCGATTGACGTGAGCAAGACCCCTCTCAGCATCGAGCTGGCCAACATCGACATAAAAGGCGTACCTTGATGGTGCTCTCTCAAGCTTGTATATAAGTAACGCATCTTCCAGAAGTGCAAGTCGCTTCCATACCCATCGAGCAGGCTCAATAACAGCATGCCCATAGACACTTCGCAAATGCTTACCCCTCAACCTCCAGTGAATGACCTCCCAATCTTCGAAAACAGTCAATTCACCAGGAGCTCTGTTGCGCTGAGACATAGTTGTTGTTGGGGCCTTCACATTACCGCCACGCTCTTGCGCAAGCGCATAAAAGTCTTCCATGGTTATATTGAATTCGCCTCTGATATCCTGAAGAAAACCCAAAAGGTTACCCTTTGTATCTTCAACACGACGCATCGTTGGAGGAGGCAAATAATTGATTCCAACCACTCCAGTCTCATTTACTAACAATTCCCCGTAGTTATTCCCATATTTGCATAAAGTCCTGGCACTACCCCAAATATCATCCTCAACCGTGAGATTATCATGAAGCATCTTGTTTAACTCATCGGCTGTACTCTTGTCTTTCGAGGTAACCCAAATAGCCTCCTCACGATCGAGATTTGGTGTACAAGAATCATCAGCGTAAATATCGAGCGATACCATGATCTCCGGGTATTCATCCATCTCTTCGTAGTCAGTAAATCTGGCCTGAAGATCTTGATCGATTCGCAAATGTTCAGCCAGCGAATCATACCCATAATGACTGGCAAGCGTATATGGAAGCCCAGCACGCTCGACAGAAGGCGTCCCACCACGTCTAATGTCTGCCGCTTCTTCACCGTGAGAACGAGCAAAAAAACTTCTTATAGCACTACCAGCGGCTTTGGTGAATCCTTCAAAAAGTCGTCGTGCCAATGTTTACCCCTTCAAAAAAGGCAACGCTGAGGGCGAATTACCGCGATCACTTACAAGACTTTGACGCTCCCCTTTTATCTTAGTTGATTGCACTAACACTTTGCCACCCGTCACCCATGAATCGTCTTGTTTTTCATCAAAAGACTCTCTACTACTCATTATAGGATCTATCGGCCGCCCAGGAACCTTTTTTGTGAGAGCATACACCACACCAGCAATTGAGTCAGCTATGTCTTTTGAACCAGGTGTCCCATCAGGATTCTTTTTAGGATGATCGATTTTTACTTTTCCACCACTCTTAGGTATCCGTTGAAGGTAACGAAACTCACGCAAAGCAACAGAATGAGGCGCCATCCTAAAACGATCCTCATACATCGCTGTTTTAAGTGTATCGTATGGCTCAGTTGTCCTGTCAACAGACACCACCTCAGACTCTATACCGTGTTTTCCAAATTGCTGAATAGTATCAACGCTTTGATATGAGTCTAAGCTAGCATAACTGATCTGAAAACCATGAGCCATAAACTGATAAACAATCCCACGAAGATCAGCAAGCATAATCTCATCGCCAGGAGGAGGAACCACTCCAAGCACCAAATCTGCCTCAATACGAGGCGCCAATTCGTTGTATTCCTCGCCCATCGCATCCCGCCGCACAACCTCAGTCCAACCAGCAATATGCGCAATCGTAATACCAGAACTATCAGCAGTATGCGACGTATCAATATGAACAAATCTCGTGGCTTCTGGGTGTCTTATCGGTCTCCAAGCATCTTCTTCAAAACCACCAGGAAGACGCCTCTTGAATGGTTTTGCTATCCTATGCCACATAATAGGAAGTGGCGTGTTAGCCACCCATTCCTCAAGAGATCCTTCGCCTTCATCATACCCAACAGGATGCTCAAGAGTAACATCTTGGCAATCGTAAACCTTCTCAGTTCTATTCATGTACTGCGAAATAATATCAGTTGCCACCCCAGCAATTTCTCTCAAACTCCCGTCGATATCATTTACAAAATCTTTTCGATAATCCTCTGGCACTGCAATAATTTGAAGACCAAGATCTCCATACCTTTTCTCTTCCTCTGGATCGCCACTCAAAATACGCGAAGAAATTCGCTCAGTCCCAACTACAACCTTGAAGAACTTATCACTAAATTTCTCAGGAGGATGGACGTCCCATGTTGAATTATGCAAAAAGATACCTGTTTCAATAGCAAAATTTTCATATCCTTTCACAGACATATCATAAACATCACATCGCCCACATGACTCAACAGAAACAACCTTGTGATTTCCTGGACTCTTGTGACCATAAGATCTCTTTATTTTTGAGTATTGTGGCAATCCTTTTCTGCGTAACACAGCACTTATTGCAGAAGGGGAACAATTATGCTTCTTAGCAAGAGTTGTTATAGAAATCCCATCTTTTGCACCACTTATGATATCACTAACAACAATTTTTCTCTTACCATCCCATCTTTTTAGACTTCTTTCTTTTTGAAGACGTCTTCCTTTTTCTGTATTATGAAACTCAGCAACTGCAACAGCAGATGCTTTCCTTCTTTTAGCCCATAACCTTTCATCTTTCCTTAATTTTTTTAGATGTTTTGCCCCACGCTCATTTCTTCTACTAGCAAAATCAGGATCTTTGTGTAATTGTTTCATATTTTCTGAAGAAAACTCACGGTGTTTGTCTGACTTTACGTGCTTTAACAAAACATCCATGTTATCACAATGATACTCTTGATGCTCAACCCACCCCATAACCTTTAAATTTTCAGGACAATTGTTTGTTTTATCAAAATCCTTATGATGAACAACATTAGGTTTCCCGTCATCCCCTAACTTCGACCATGTCTCTCCAACTCCTCTTAACGACATGTGATGAGTTTTTTGCCATCGCCCTCCCCACCACGGCTGAGCAATCTCTTCATAACCCCGATCGTCCAACCTTCGATACAAAGGCATAAGAGAATCACCTGGTACAAGATCAGAACACCTCTTATATTTTCCATCTTTCAACAAAAACGGATGATTAGCTGTTGTGCGCACAGATTCACCACTATCAATAGTTACCCTAAAAACTTCAACATCTTTTAACGTAAGCCGCGGATGATGAGCTTCACCAGGAACAACGACACCATTCTTAATATCCATCGAATAAACCCAAAACGACTCATCATCTGACACATCTCTTGCAAGTTCTTCTATTGTTTTCTGTGTTCCATTCATCAAAGGAATAACTGTGTCACCAGTAACACAATACTCTCTAACAAACATCAGCGGATCGTCAATATCTCTAGCCTGTTGAATTCTTTTTTCAATAAAAGCTGACGGCCTCTCTTTTGACGATGCCAAAATAAGCACACCAGGTACTCTCCCGACACGCTGAAATCTCGACTTCATACGTCGAATAATGCTCTTGTAAATACTCTCACCCATATCAACTACAATTTCACGACCATGACGATCGAGCTGCTTAGAATCACCAAGAAAACTCGTTTCGTCAATTATTCCAGAAAAAACATTCAGCCCGATCATTGCTGACGATCCTGTCGAACCAGCAACAACCTGAATGTTGCTTGGAAAACGCACCTCAAGATTCGACGGGGCTTCTTTTGGCTTAAAGTGTTCCTGGAAGTATCTTGAATAACGTATTTTTCCAATCAACTCATTGATAACAACACGCCTGGCAACTTTCTCAGTCTTAGAAATCATCGCAACATAAATATTTGAGCCAACATCTATCCCATACGCTCGCTGAGGATTGCGCAAGCATGACATTTGATAAACCACATAAGACATTGCTGTAGTAGAAAAAAACGATTTTCCCCACCCCAAACTACCTCCAAGTGCAGCTTCTTCATAACTACCTTCGAACAAATCAACAATGTCATCAGCAAGACGTGGCCAAAGCGATGCTCCTGTTTCACCGAGAAAATAAGGATCGCTCAGAAACGTTTTTATATCTACAGGCGCTGTCTTGTACTCAATATCAGCAACAGAAGTATAAGAATCTTCGCTTTTAAGAAGTTTCTCGTAAACTTCTCTAAGTGCCGCCCGCTCATCTGCTGGCAACCGATCAACATCGTCGAGCAATAACCTTAGTTCTTCGTCTTCAGTCCGGATAGACCTCGGACGGCCATTTACATCGAGGATTGACATAGAAAATTACTCGCCAGACGCTTTAGTCAACTCTGGAATTTCTGCACCGCCTTTGACTCTTTTTAGTCTCTCAATGATTGACACTACACGGCGCCTCGAATCTGGTTTCTGAAGGGTTTCAGATGTTTCTTTTGAATATCCCTCAATAGACAACTTTTCATGCGCTGGACCACTGCCAAGGCGCTCAAACAGCTCCTTTTCAATCTTTCCATAAGTCTCCAACGCCTTGAGCACTGTAAGCACTGTGCGGTCTGTCATTTCGAATGGAAAACCGAGGTCTTGCTCCTTTTGGATAATCCAATCGAGCCGATCACGCTGTGCAAGATAAACTGACTGTGCTTCGATGAGCTGGTCTAACAACATCGATTGCTTGTTGTATTGGTCACGAGCGAGAAAAGCAGGCTTACGCCCCTTTGTTGGAACAATCGCCGCCAGCCGCTCATTAACAACAACCTCTGGCTTAGCATCAAGTACCTCTCGGCGACGCTTTGCAAGAACATTTGTAAGAGTCGAAAACTTTACATCTACCAACTCTTCGAGACCAAGCTGAATGAATTTCGCGACATCCCCTGTCGAAACCCCATCAACAAGCATTTCATCAATATCTTCAATCACATTCAACTCGCTCAAACGCTGAGCAACAGTCAATGTTTTGTCTTTTTTGAACGATGGCGGTAAAGTCTTCATTGCACTATCAAACATTATTGACAATGCACCCTTATACGTCAAGTACAACTATACAAAAACGGGCAATCAGTTGCCTATTTTGTTATTTCATAACAGAAGAGAGGGTTTTTCCGACGATTCGAGCAATATCGTCATAGGAATCTTTGGTTGGCTTTGTAATGCCCCTTTTGTTAAGGACTTTGACGATAGCCTTCATCTGTTCCTTTGTCAGCCATCTTCCAGACTGTCCATGAAACATTTCGCCGACCATTTTTTCAAGAGGACCTTGTGCTTGATAAGAACCCTTGGCCTCATTCAACGAACCTCTTTTTTGAATACTCTCTTTCACAAACAGAATGCCACGCCCATCGTCGGCCAACGTCAACCAGCCACCTTTATGTTTGACGATCTCGGACTCATAACCTCTTTCGGCAAGCATTGCACCGAATAACTGGGCCTGTTTTTTTGGATCTTTGACTTTGTGAGTATCGAGAACCTTCTTGAGTTTAAATTTGCCCTCACTGAGCTCCTCAACCTTAGCAGGCTCGACCCTCTTGGGTTTGTCGCTCTTCGGGGCGAGTTTTTTGTTTTTGCGTTTTTTGCCCCTATGAGAAACACACGCCTCGCCAAAGTGAGTCAGTCGCCATGTATCACCAGAAGGATGAGTCCTGGCTACAAGGTTCGCTTGCCCCATTACAGCCAACTCATTTCTGACTATCGATTTTTCCAATCCTGTCGTTTCAGCAATTTCAGGCGCACTCATAGTGCAACCTTCAACCTCTGAAAGCGCCGACAATATAAACACGCTTTCGACCGGCAAAGAAACTTCCTCACCTCGAAGACGAGCTTCTATCTCTTTCTTTTTGGACCTTCTAACAGAACGAGCATGAGCTTTCTTATAGGACTTCGCACCCTTGCTTATTTTTTGATGCGGCTTCATGTGTGTTTTGCCTTTTTCAATTGCTTTTAACAGTCCCTTTCTCTCCGACTTTGAGTACCCAGCCTCAGTCTCATGACCTGTTCGTTTTTCATAAGGTGAACCTTTGCGCTCATCAAGATTCTCATTGAGCATATCTTCGCGCTCAGCCGCATTGAGCGCTTCCTCAAGCTCTGCCACTGTATCAGGAGCAGCGTCCCCACCCAAAGCATACTCACCATGAGCACGCCGTTGTTGAAACTTGATGATTTCTTCAAAAATCCTAGCCATTCCCACCGCCTCCTGTCACAAAGTTGTCAAGACACACATTTTGGAGCCTACAGTAATCAGGATATCATGTCGAGGCGAGTGCTTCTAGTTTTGCAGCCGATATCACTAGTTCAGCCCTGAATTGGGCCACAGGAAAATTTCTAACTTCATCAACAGACAACATAGGAGGTACACGAGTTTCATATGTCGGAATCTCGTCACCGAATGAATCTATCTCTCTTGGCGTCTCGAGTTCTTCGATCCAACGCTGAAGAATACCAATCGTCTGCTTCATCTCTTCGATTGCTTGTTCTCTACTCACCTTCATCTTCCCCTCCAGTTGCCGCAAGCTCGTCAATCAAATCAGAACCATAGACAATCTCATTTGAGCGCTTATCAAGGGCTACCATTGAAAGCCCAGTCGATCGCTCTAGTTGTGCCAATAACTCACCAATCATTACTGATCTTTGGCCATCATAAAACGAACAGAAATGCAAACAAATAAGACTAAAAATATGTCCCTTGTGTTCACTTTCAGCCATTTCACCAGCGTACCTCATTGCATCTTCGACAATCTTCCAACTGTCTTTATGGACACTAAAAATCCACTTCTTCCATTCTTTAGAAGCTTCCTTTTGAGCTTCCACCTTAGCCTCGACGTCATCAGGAGGGTCAATCCCTTCTGTCGCAGCTTCTGTTAGTGTAACTGGGTCACCAGGTGGCATCTCTGTCGTAGCTAATTGAGCTGTCTTTGGAGACTTAGGGTCCAACACCTTCATACCTTTAGGAAGCTCGTCAGGTTCGTTATCATCGTCATCCTGTGCATTTTTTCTATGAGCGAGCCTAGCCTCCTCTTCACGCTTCTTTGACTCTTTTTTGTTTTTTTCTTTATTGTGTTCCTCGGCAGCCTTTTTGGCTGCCCTGGCCGCCCTTTTGAGATCTTCTGCGTTCATCTCCTTGGCAAGCCTGAACCACCTTGTTGCATTACGACCATCGATCACTTCTACGAGCTCTTTTGCTTTTGTCCAGCCAATTTCTTGAGCACCTTCAAGCAGTTTAGGATTCGCGTTTTGCTCAACTCCATACCACCACCAAATCCTGGTAAGATATTTGGCCTTTCTAAATTCAACACCAATGGATTCAACATACTCCTCGAACGTGTTGTATTTCTGATCGATTGATCGATACAACTTTTTTCTTTTTACCTCGTAAAGCGCTTGGGCCATTTTGAAATAAGTCTCTTCGTATTGTCTCAAAAGCCCAATGATTTTAAGATGCACCTTGTTGGCATAAGTCTCGTCTGCCGATAACACCTCAACAGATTTGCCGCCGCCTCTGATAGGAATTACATTCGAAGAATTAGCTTCTGGTGTTTTTTTCGCATCATTCCCTTTTTCTTCTTCTTTTCTTCTCCCTCTTTTTTTAGCCACCGTCTGCTTCTTCTCCTTCTGTTTTTGAGTCATTCCACTTCCCTTTCTCGCTGCGCTACCATATCCCAGAGATAGCGAGCGACCACATAGGAGTCTGCCTCGTGGTCATTATTAACCATTATACCAAGTCCATCTGTCAAGATCTGAAAAATTTGTTTCTTTTCTGCACTCCCATATCCAAAAAAATGCTTTCGAGCAGTCGAAGGAGGAATTACGTCTACAAGAATCTTTCGGGCCAACCAAAGCTGGACTTTTACATTCCCTGCTATTTCGCCTATCTGGTGAGCTTGAAACTTCTTGTTGTGTGCATACCCCTCAAGAGCAGCGTATCTGACCTTGTAATTCTTAGCAATACCAACGATATCATTCGTTAAATTTATTAGTCTTCCAATGCGTTCAGCCTCAGTAATTGGAGGATCGCCACGCTTACGATTGAATTTGTAATTCAAAGTACAATTTTCGAGCACATCACCCCTGTCAGAGAGAACTACTACACCTGTGTTCTCTAGCGCTAAATCGAGCCCTATAAGACGCCCAGAGATCTTTAAGTTCTGTACAGTCACAAGGACCGAACGGGCCACGGCCATCATCTGGACAGGCTGGGATGCTAAGCTCTTCTTTCGGGGCTTCGAAGATTTTACGGACATTACGAATCATCTCCTTTTGTTCAGCCATCATTTTTTTATCCAAAATAAACGGATGCTCAATAATGGCTTCTTCCAATTCCTTAGCTGTTCGATCAATATAGATAATCCGCCCCCTCGTCATCTTGGCCATGTCAAGATACCAAGAAAGCTGTATTACATGATCTCGATTGGGTTTTTTGCGTATCCAATATGGTGACGCTGTCGTCTTAAAGTCGATCAATTCGATTGGCTGCCCTGGAAGCATCATAATTCCATCACACCATCCACATACACCAAGCTCAAGATCATAGAACATCGGCTCGACATAGGTAAGATCTCGCCTCCATCCTGGCTTCATACCGCACGCCTTACACTCCATTGGCTTACGAATGGCACTCTTGATGGTAACTTTATCAATCTCTCTTTCGCCATGAGAAACGGCTGACACCTTGTCATCCGGGTCTATTCCATGCTTGTGTCCGCATTCAGTGCACTTCCAGCCACCAACGAGCCAATTGCCATCACCTCCCCAAATATCCTGCATAAGGGTATGCATCGCCGTCCCGAAATCCATTGCAAACTTGTTCTTTGGCAAGAACTCTTTGACCAATGGGAGCCCGAGCTTCCAAGCAATAGCGTAGACACGAGGACACATATGAGAAATCTGTGACGGCGAGAACCAAATACCCTTATGAAGATGAACTTCTTGACGTTGATATAATTGTTCAGTAAGCAATGGCAAAAGAAATGCGCCACGATCTCGAACTTCTCGCACCTCTCTAATAAGATCACCTAACCCCATTCGTTTACCTCGAAAACGGGCAATTGATTGCCTATTTTATTCATCGTTCCAACATTGACAAAGATGTCTTGGGTCTTTATCGCCACAATGACTACAATATCCTCCCATCACTAACAACCGATCATCAGGTGAAAGTTTTTCCATCGCCTCGATGGCTACTTCTTTCCAATCAGAAGCAGAAGGTTCGTCCTCCTTGATATACTTGACAAAAACAGGATCTCCAGGCTGAACCTCCGCAAATTTCGCAATAAACCCATAGTCCGTGTATTCTATATCAGCCGTTTCTTCCTTGTTCTCTACCAAATCCACAATAATCTGAAGAACTTTTCGTGCTTTGTCGTGATCGTGTTTTATTACATTCAATACATCAGTGTAATAAACAGGATCATTTGAAATGTATTCTGTTATAACCTCGGCTTTCAAAAGAACACGAACACGCTCGTTATGATTGAGACTAAGGAAGAAATATCGAGCCGCCTCCTTGTGAACTCCAAACCCTACATCAGCAAACACCTTGCTGTACTGCCTCTCAAGGCCCTCGATTCCAATTAATTCATTTGTTTTTGGCTTGACATTATGCCACGACTCGATTGTTCTTATACGCCTTTCAAGATCATTGAGGCGTTGGAGTATTGTCATAATATTATCCATAATCTCACCTCTTATTACCTCAATTCAAGATCAAGCTTGTTTCTAAATGGAAGCTTGAACTTTGGTGTGTTTGGATTGACTTTATAACTCTCGGTGTCGAGAATACTCCTCAATTTCTCAACTTCATCACGCCTCAACATGATAACGACATCATAGTCCTCGTTTTGCCGCGCTTCTGCCAGTCCTACAATGCGCCGAAGTTCTACACCGAGCGACTCGCTTTTTGAACTGCATACGTACATTACACCCCCAATACTTCGCGCTCCTCATCTGAAAGCTTTGCAAGAGCTCTATCGCGAATATCAGCTCTTTTACTTACTGAAATTTTTAATTTTGGCAAAGTGCCATCCAACGGCATAACACGATAAAAATCACCATGCTTGTCCTTGATCGCATAAACAACCCCAATGCTCACGACAAAACCAAGAGAATTTTGCGAATTCATCTTATTTGCTGTGACTTTAGCGTCCTCTCTGCGCAAATGAATATGACTGCTTAGATTGTCCGGTCCAGGAAACGCACCAACAAAAACACCCCACACCTCTATAATAGAACCTACTGGCAAACAATTAAACTCTTCTTCAGTCATCACTTTACTCCTGTTTTTTCGCCGGCAAAATCTCTCTCTTTCTCAACTCTCCAGCAAAGGTCGAGACAATGCTTGCCGCGTCGTCGTCATAAACTTTTCCATCAAAACACGGAGGTATCAGAACAGGATGCTTTGGTGGAAAATGCGGAGATGGAACCTTCGCCCCCTTTACTCCACGCGCTACGTCACGAATGGCGACTGCCATATTTCGCATACGCCCGAATTCATCAACCAAAAGCCTAGTATCCATTGCTCGATAAGCCACAGCTTGAATAGCATAAGTTGTGTTTGGGTGATTCTTAGCCACATCTTCCATGGCCATATCAAAAAGGATTTCTGAAAGAGGATGCAATGGACGTTCAATACCTCCTTTGTCCATCATCGCCCTCATGGTTTTTAAGATAAGCTTATCAACCTTGCCCCATGAAGAATCGAAAAGATTGTCACACGGAGGGATAGGTCTCATCTTCGAGACCTTTTCCACCAGCCTTCCAAGCATCAGACGAACAGAATCTGCCATTAGGTCTATATTATATCTTTACAAAGGTTTGTCAAGTCTTTGGCTCAACATCAAAACATTCAATACCAACACCAAAATACCGAGACATTTCTAAAGAAATATCTTGTCCCAATGTTTTCATAACACTATCAAACAAATTTTTGACAGCATCTTTTCCATGAAGCATTCCCAAATCATCCAACGCATCTTCAGAAAAATTGAAATTGGCACAAACCTTGAGACACACTTTCCCGTTCTCACCCACCGAAATACAAGCTATCGGTATCATCTCGTCCGAAACACCACCAGACACTAATTCTTCAATCTGTACGTCTCCTCCTGTCGCCTTCATGATTTTTGCAGCCACACCATAAGAAAGTCTTTCGCCATGAACAGCCCGCCGTGCTGTCGAAATGCCAATATCGGCCATTCTTGACAGCTTTTCCACAGAAATATTGTGGTCAGCAAGCCACCCCTTCAAAAATTTGTTTTCTCCCATATATGAACTGTGACAGATGAGCTTTCAAATGTGAAGTGTTATTTTTGACCCGAAACCAGGTTTAAATAAAAAAACCGCCAACAGCACAAATACTGTCAGCGGTTTTTTTATGCTAAGTGACCAGGGAGTCGAACCCTGGAACGGTCGCCACTCTAGCCTCGTCTCACAAGCCGTCCACAGCCATGTGACAGCATAGGAGACTCATCAAGAGCGGTGGCTGTCGACCGTCTGACCATCATCACCACCTACTTTCAATCTATCACACAAGGAGCGTCTGTCAAGAGGTTTTCTTCAAAAAAAATAATAATCCAAAAAAAAAGCTAGTCAAACTCTCGACTCAACACTAAGACTTTACATCTTTAAGCCGTTTTTCTATTCGATCCCATACTTTATGCCAAGCATCTGCTTTATCGCACTCTTCACCAAGCAAATGATTGAGCAATTCAACAGCCTCACTAAGCCCGCAACCACACTTCCTTGGATTCTTTTTTAGCGGATGATCATCTGGTCTGTAACTATCAATTCTATTGACACACACAACATCATGGCGAACAAATCCTGACAAAAGGATAGCAAGGTCTCGATAGACGCAAGTCGCAACTCCTTCAAATGTTCGCCCTGACTCAATCTCAGAACATCGCGCCTTGAGTTTTTCATTTTCTTCTTTAACCTCGTTAAGCTGACGACGAAGATCTTTAGTCATGATCCACCTTCTTCAGGCCCTGGAACAAATCTTCCTTTTGAAACCAATTCACCGATCTCGTTTATCTCGACTTCAACAAAATAATTGTTATCAAAACACCACATTTTTCCACACATACACACATAAACAAAGACCGCCTCCGGCAATACACCACCACAACTACACTTGTTCATCAGGCATCCCTTTTAGATATTCATCGATGCTATTCAAAAGAGATTTCTTGAATCCATCAGACAATTCATCTCTCGTCATTTTTCGTGACCCTGGATTCTCAACAAGAGTCATTTCTACTAACATTTGAACCATTCTATACAAAAGCTCTTTGTTTGCCTTCTCTAGTTGTTCCGATTGATAAAGCTCTAACTGACAAAGATTCTTGATATATTCTCTTCTTATGTACCCAACCACCACGTCGGTCAACGAAAAGAGAAGTTTTTGTTGTCGCTCCAAAGCCTCAAAAACTTCTGTCAACGGAACTCCTGTTTTGCCTTCGCATTCAATACAATTCGCGCAATAACCACCACGGCCAGGGATGTGAAACAACAAACCACCGCACTTTTCACATTTATTCATGCTGCCCCTCTTTAGCTTCTTCAAGCTTTGAATGAAGATCTCGGATTTCTTTAGCCGCACCATAAAGTAAATTAGACACAGTTTTATCACCAAAACCGCCAGCAACAGTGCCATAAAGCACCGTGGCACGTGCATGATGCTCAAGAAACCTCGCATGCATAATCACGCGTGGTATATCCGAGGGATGTATCTTCAGATATCCGTCATCAATCAACTCACCGCCAAGAGACAGCACCTCTTCCTTTGTCCTCTTGTCTCTGCTCATCACGCCTCCTTATACGGATTTCAGCCAGTCCTCCTGGATAACGCCGAATAGTCCACAAACGCCCGCAGTGCTCACATTCAACAGGTATGTCAATCTTTAGCTTTCCAGGCGATGGAACATTCCACCTGCTTTTCTTGCATGCACAAGAAGCCCACTCGTCCATTTTACGGTCTCACCCTATGTTTGTATTTTCGTTTCGCCGCAAACCGATCGCAACCTTCTTCGCTCTCGTGTTTCTCCTCGTTATCTCGACTAAAAATCAGCTTGCAATCTCCTTTGTTTGGCCTATACCATCCATTATACTTGTCCCACTTTGTATGCAATCTCCAATACTTGCAATGCCCACAGGTTTTTGGCCCGTCATAGATCAAGCGACCAAAAATGCGCCTCCACAACGACGGTTTCTCTTGCTTCTCCTCGTCACGACGAATAATCTCAGAAGAAAGTATTTCTAACTCTTTTCTGAGCTCTGATTCGTTATCCATCACTCCACCTTGACAAGCTTTCCGTAAATAGCCGCACGAGAAATCCACCCGTTAATACGGCCTTTGTTATTGCCTATCTGGAAACCAGAACCACGAACCGCCAAAACATTGTGAAGGTAATCATGCCCCTTTACTCTGCAAAGCACGATGTCACCTTTGATCGGATCGTTTTTAATGGGCTCTACAGTGCAAAGCTGCCCTGATCGAATCTTCGGAACCATAGAGTTACCGCGTGGCCGAAAACTCACAATCTCGCCAGCTTTTAATTTGGCTATATGCCCCGTAGCCCAGCTCAATTTTTCCACCTTTTAGATACCCATGCACGAATCCATCGGATCATAAACCCAACAAACGGAAGTGCCATGAGTACAATCATCGTCTCGTTATGACACCAATGCATATATCACCTCAAAACAATAATTCTCAAAGAAAACTATCAAGCCAATCTCGTTTGACAGGACTTCCATGAAACGACGGCTTAGCCTCGCACTTCGGGCAATACGGCACCGCCTCATATTCGCACCTTCCAGAACCTGACAACGGAAAAGGCCCATCATGGATTGCATGTGCCACCGTCGTCCATAAGATACCAGACCCACATATCTTGCAGATCCAACTTCCATCAGGGTTCTTGAGTGCTTTTTTTGACAGCTCACTCTTGTTCATATGATCCCTCCGCTCTTGTCCTTGTATATATCAGGACCAGAACATGCAATTTCTTGACGCTTTCTTGATTTAATATTGACAGCAACAAGTCTTCTGATATCGTTCTTTATCACACTCCTACTTGTCCCACATGGACAAAATATCGATTGAACCGCAAGAGTATCATGCAGCGCACAAACCAAACCACTAACAACGTCTGAGCTTGCCCATGTTTTTCTAGATACTTGCATGATTCTATCTAAAATTCTTGAGCTATTTATACACTCTTCCAAATCAACCTCATAACGACAATTCTTAGAAAACATCAAAACCAATCTTTCTACATCTAACACCCACCCATTCCATCCTTTGAAAAATTCAAATTCATCCATATGATCCCTCCAAGAGCTATCAACTATTTCAACATCAAAGACGAATAAAATTCATCTCGCTCATTGTCGTTCTTTAGGTTATACGTCTTGACTCCATGAGCCACAGCACACCTCAAGGCGTAGCCTGTGCCGCCGTCCTGAAGCCCAGCAGGCGTCCAGTATACAAGAAACTCAGATGGAGTGCAGCCGTCCGAACCGAGCACCTGCATCATGTTTCGCGCCAAAAGACGTTGAACTGATCTCTTCATGTTTTCGAATGGAGGTCTGTTTGGTGGAATATGTTTCTTTACCTCAACAAAACACCAATCTGGTATCAAGTCACAAGAACGATAAATCCTCTTGTTACTCGCCCCTCTCTCAAAAGCAGAATCAGCCCCTTTAGCGCCCCCAGAGCGCAAAGAATAACCACGAGAAGCAAGCGTTGCAGCAATCTTCTCAAGTTCTTCAAGGACATGCTCAGGAGTTTTTCGGCTTCCAATACCAGTATACCATTTAGTTTCCATCTTGGTCCTCCTTGCCTTTGAAATGCGCAACAACTTTATGCGCAAATTCTTTGAGATATTTAGCGAATCCTTCTGTAGGATAAAGCCTTTCAATTGCTTCAGGATTCTTCTCGTGAATCATTTTGAAACACCTCTCACACACAACGATAGGAACAGTTCCAACTGCCTCTTTCCATGGTTTCTCTCTTCCAAAAGAACCAAATTTACGAGTTCCAATCACAGCGAGATCAAGTCGCTTGGTCGGCTTCGCGCCACATCTTCTTATTGAACACACATCATTATGTCCAAAAGTTTTCCACATCGGTTTATTGGCCATTTGTTCTCCCTTTGTCATCCGGAGCAGAAAGCTCCAAAATTGGATCAAAGATCTGTTCAACTTTGATTGGCGAAAGATCAGGCAAAGGAACCCCCACAGAACCCAATACATCCTCCACTCCACATCCTTTTTCGTGCCAATCGTCGACCAACCAAACCAATCTAGTCTGACCATCCCACCCAATAGGTTTTATAGAAACATTGTTGTCACAAAGAATGATTTTCTCCCTCATCTCTTTCATATGATCTTTGGCTTCATCAAATGTTGCAGCACCTATGGTGTGATGCATCTTTGATTTGAGCCGAACACACCTTGTCTCAAGATCTTGATAAGGAACAGGATGCTCCTCAAAAAAACAAACATGATACCGACCAGTGTCTACATCACGAAGAATGCATAAAATATCAAATGGTCCTCCGGTATAGCTCTTCATATCCATGTTCTGTATCAGCATCGCCACACACCTCGCTTGTTATTTGTGAATCTTCTTTTATGTCTCTTGTTTTACTCATGCCAGCACGCACGATATCCACCGTGTTCGTCTTTTTTAGGTTCTCCTTCGCACTTAGGACAATACGGTATTTCTATGGGCTTGACCTCGCCCCACCCAGAACAATTGTTTCTAACAACGCAATGGATTGACACATAGCACGTAACGGACAATACAACTGTGTTACATTCATTGCATCGCCACATCTTCTCGTCCTCCGTATCGAGGTGATAATTCCCGGCCACATGATTAGCAATATCATCTATGAACTCTTTTTTCGTCCGTTTGCTTTCTGGTATGTTCATCTTCGATCCCCTTTATCTCACTAAAAACCAACGAAACAATTTTGTTCTTCTTGAAATAGCAAGACTCCTAAGTCTACGAATCGCTTTCGCTTCCAACGGTCGAACACGTTCTTTTCGAACACCTAAAATATTCGCAACTTCATCAACAGTCATTTTTTTTACAACTTTCTCATTAACAAGACCAAACCGCATTCGTAAAATTCTTTCATCACGCTCTGACAAAAGACCAAGAGCCTCATCAATATAAATCCTCAGCTCTACATTATCATATGCATCTGCAACAACGGCTGAAGCTGCACGAGAATACTCACTATGTAATAAAGTAGCTTCATAAACTTCAGTCTTATTCGACACCTCACCAAAAATTTCATCTGAATCAATCCCAAAAAAAGAAGCTATAGCTCTTGCTGTGCTAGTCAACTGTCCATTCTTTTTTTTACACGACAAACTCCCACACTCATACCGTTGATATGCTGTTCTACTGACCCCTATACACTGAGCCATTTCAATCTGACTCAACCCAATTTCTTTTCTCGCATTCCTTAACCAATTATTCATTTTAATCAATCTCTCCATCAGTCATTATTGAATCTCACTCAAAATCATCATGGTCTCATCCACTCCAACGTCAAAATCATAAACCTAGTGTTCAATGTAGGTTTCGCGCCTTTTCTCTCTATTTCATAAAGCATTGGTTTTCTCTTAGACTTAGATCCAATCGCCCATGGCAACGATCTACCAGGCAAAACAGCAACTTCAGTACCATACATAAAATGATCAGCACATAAATCACACAATCCCATCCATCGTTTCTTGAGCATCACTTCACAAGTCGCATCACGATCAATACAATGATGGCAATATGTCGGATTTTTTAAGTACCTTTTCCTTGGAACAAACCTGTCGTCATAGCATATCTTTGAGCAATAAATCTCCTCATCATGACAAACTCCGCTCGAACGCTCAAATATCGTCTCGCAGACTGGACAATTACAAAACTCTTTTGTTGACTTATCACAACATATCTTTGAACAATAAATCTCGTTACCACGACGAACTCCGCTCGAACGTTCAAATATCGTTTCGCAACCTGAACAATTGCAAAACTCTTTTTTTGACTGATAATAGCAATCTCTCGAACAATAAGGCCCTCTTTTTCCAGCCCTGACACGTGCTAATTCTGCGCGGCGGCTTTTCCAAAATTTGATTCCACAAAAAACACAACTCAACTCGACTTCAACAGGTGGTCTAGTGATCCGCCGCACGACAGGCCGAACGACGGAAGCAACCCTTGCAACCTTTTTTGGCTTCTGCTTTTTGCGGCTCCGAATAACACGCTTAGCTGCCTCTTTTACAGATTCGTCGACTTCATTGTCATAACAATCCTTGAAAAATTTAATATCTCGCTCATGGATATACTTTTCGATCATTTTGTCGACAGCACTTGGCAATGGAATCGCTTTCTTCTTATCAGCCATTACCAAACCTCGCTCCAAGTCTCTCAAAAATCTCCCACATCATTTCTATGTGCTGAATTTCTTCCTGAGTAACAACAATGGATTCAAAAATTCGCTTCATATAAAGTTCATCTATAACACCACAAATACCAAGTTTTCTTTGTTCTCTTAGTGACTTTGCAAACTTATGTATCTTTGCCGCATCTTCAATAAAAATACTCCTATCCACCAAAACCCTCCTTGCCGACGTTTGAAAAGGAGGTTTTTTAGACTCATGCTGACAAACACCTCGATCAGTCGACGCATAATACCACTGACTTTTGTGAAGACGGCATTTCAAACAATGATGATAATAATCAATTTCTTCATCAGACATTACCAAACCTCGCTCCAAGTTCTTCAAAAATCCCCCACATCTCTTTGACGTGTTTCTCTTCTTCATAAGTGGGCTGAGTATTCAATCTCACTGCGAATTCATCCATAATATCTGTGCCAAGTTCTCGTTGACGTATCCTTAATTTTTTCATTTTGTAAGCCCTCGCCGCCTGTGCAAAAAAAGTACGCTTATCCATCAAAATCCTCCTCCCCTAGTTCATCAAGCATTTTGACAAATACACTTCGAGGAATAGCGATCCAATCCTGCTCGGCCGTCGTCACTGGCTTGCCGAGCTTACGCCACAACTCAGACGCTAAGCGACCGAGCACCAATTCGTTAAATCTAATCGCCAAGAATGGATACTTGAATAAATCAGCAGCCTCACTCGTGATCTTGTTGAGCCACTGAGCCTCAAGTCTCAACGACTTCCCTTGTGTAGTTTTGCACTCACCATGAAACTCGAAGAGACCAGCTCCAACATGGGCAACATCTCCTTTTGCGTCACAACGGCTCCCAGAGCCCTTTTGACGACGCCCTCCAAGAGCCTTAGCAGTGGACTCCTCGTGAGCCCTTGGAGCCTTGTGGCGTGCTCTGCGCCCATCAGCGTCATCGCCACCGTATGGACCATGCAATGGTGGACGTTTTTTATCCCTCATCGATTATCCCGAGTACGCTATCTATCACTTCATCAACTACACCACCAACGGCACACCAAGTCGAAGTAACGAGAAATCTCTTAATCTTTGCAATCAACTTGTCCTTATGCTCCAATCCTCGCTCATACCACACCTTCTCTGTGTGACCAACCCACCCACCACATTTTGAGCAAATGTACTTTTGCAAGTGCAACGGTATCAATGATCGATCACACTGAAAATCGTGAGGTCCCTCGCACTCTTCGAGCCGTCTGTCGCGCTCTTCGCAAACCAACCTATACTCTTGAAGATTATTCTCGACGACTTCCATTTGTCTCACAAACTCACTCTTCTCTGGCATTGTTTGACGCTCCAAAAAGGCAAAACACAACCCTAGTATGGTGTCACAAATTACGTCTGTCAATAGGCTAAATTTATGAATTAGGCTCGGTGATCCATGTTCTAAGACGAACAATCTTACATTCTAACAAATTACCTTTGTTCTTGCGTTCACGCGAAGTAGGAAGACGATTTCTCAAGCTCATTGAAACCTCATCATCAGGTACGCGGTTTTCAGCCCCACACACTTCGCATTCAAACCACACGTCATCCCAGTCATTAGAAGTCTCGCAAGGCGCACGCCCAATACTACGACTCAAGTCCGGCTCTTCTATACCCAAAGTCGAAGTACAATCAGCACATTTTACACGCCGCTGCCACGCCTTCGGTTTTTGTTTTTCTACACGATGAAAGACTTTCATCGACCTCCTCCTTTACCTACAAACTTGAACTGCGAAATATAAACCATTTGACCAGTCGTACCTTTGCTGATTTTTTCAATACATGCATCGCACGTTACATAAGACATCGAACGCCCATCTTTGGTCTCAAGAACAGGTGGGTTACAACCGCTTGAATTGCACTCTTTATCTGTTCCACAAACTGGACATCTGTGAATATGGTGTAGCTTTTCCTCTGTCTTACAGATTGGAGATCGATTAGTGTGCTGTAACTCTTCCTTTACCTTCTCTAAAACCTCTGTTGGATGGATGCTCTGTAGGTTTTCTTCTATCTTCGCTCCAATGTCTGTTTTGTACCACCCAGAATTCGCATCCTGAGCTACAGCACCCCTTGCCTTGAGCACCTTAAGATGAATCCTCATAAACGCCATATCCATATTGAACTCCTTGGCCAACATTGATACGCGCCACGCCCTCCTTTTCTCCAATATCTTCAAAACGTCAATTTCTATTTCTGATAATGGTATCCGTATATTGTCATTTACAACAAAGAAAGAGATGATTACACTTACCCCTTTTCGTGTTCTATACAAAGTCTTATCTTTTCGCTCAAATACATACCCTTCATTGATCAGTTTTTCTACACGACATGATAATATTGCTTTTTTTGTGCTCAATCTCTTTGCCAACTTACACAAATCCAACCCTTTATCAGACAACATCACAAGTATCTCTACGTCTTTCTTGTCGATTACGTTCTCCAACAAGAAAATCTTGTCTTGATCATGGGTTGTTATTTTTTTTTTGAATCTCTTATTGATGTTTGCTCAAGACTTTCGAATTCAATGAGCTTCAACATACGACGGATTGTGTTGTTGTAATCCTCTCTAGCAGCAAGAGTTTTTATCTTTTCCAAGAGCTGACTGCACGTTTTTTCGGCCACCTTCCTCTGAGCATCAGCTCTCTCGTATTCAACAAACAATTCAATCAATTCCCTCATAACAACACCTTTTGTTTTCACATATCTAAAATTCTTGAAATCTTAATTCCAATCCTTTTTGCAAAAGAAAATACTTTATCGTCCTTTCTGTAAGATTGTCTGTAATAAATGGCTTTGATACCAGCATTTGCAATCATTTTGAAGCACAACCAACACGGAATTGCAGTCACATAAATCGAACTCCCCTTGATCGCTACTCCATTCATGGCCGCCTGAATAATCGCGTTAGCCTCAGCGTGGACTGTCCTAACGCAATGATTTTCCTCTAGCAAGTGACCCTCGTCATCACAATGAGGAAGCCCACGGATCGAACCATTGTATCCAGTGGAAAGAATGGTTCTGTCCCTTACAATAACAGCGCCAACATTACAACGGTCACATGTTGACCTCGTGGCCACCTTCTCAGCTATTCCCATGAAATACTCGTCCCAAGACACTCGATCAGTCATCACAGCCTCTCAATTCTTGAAGTAGCTCCATTCTAGATCGTCAGGAGGATCAGATTTCAACTCCTTTTTCATTTTTTCGATGTGTTCTTTTGCTTCTTGCGGGATAGAAAAACCACCAACACAAGGCGATTCACCATCACCATTCCACCTCGGATCTGACTCAGAAGAAACACACCACGAACCTGCCTTCATAACCATAGCTCACCTCACTATCGATAAGTTTTTCTCAATTCTACCTCTCGATTCGACCAAAGATATGTTGAGACAGCCCTGTCATATTGAAACGTTAATTCAAAAGCAGTCTCAGCACACCAAAGCCTAAATTGATCCGAAAGAGCACCACCATGATTATCGAGCTCTTCCAGAAGATCTTCGTATTGTTCTGGACTAGTTATGACAGCGATTGACTTCCAGTTTTTAGCCGCCGCTCGGATCATGCAAGGGCCACCAATATCAATGTTTTCAACAGCTTCTTCCATCGTACAATCATTTCTTGCAATCGTATTCTCAAACGGATAGAGGTTGCAAACAACGAGATCGATAGGCTTGATCCCGAGCTCATCAGCTTGACGTTGATGCTCCTCATTGTCCCTGTCGTAAAGAAGAGCACTCTCGAAATTGAACGAAATCGTCTTCATTCGTCCAGAAAAGTAAGAGTCTTTTTCGTTTCCAGTGATGTCCCGAATAGGAATTACTGGAACACCTGCTCCTTCAATGACTCTTGCCGTTCCTCCAGTGCTGACAATCTCTATTCCTCTCCTCCTGAAGCTCTTGGTTAACGCAACGATTCCAGTCTTGTTACTGACGCTACAAACGGCTCGTCTTACTTTGCGCATCACGCCTCCCTTATGATGAATCTAACGATTTTGTACCCATCCTGACTTCTTTCTACTTCCATCGCAACGAAGCCATAACCATCATCATTAATGCCAACGATTCCGTTTATAATTCCAAGTGTTCCAATATTTGGAGAACGCCCTTCTCGCTCACGCACCTGAATAGTTGGATCATTGGCAAGTTTTCTATTACAAAAGACTCTATTCTCAAACAAAGCACTAATTGCATGTGGATCGCTCTCTAAAGCTCGATTAAGCACAGCCACAACATGTTTCGCCAGCTCAACCTTTTCCTTCGCCTCTCTCTCAGCCGCTAACTTCTCGTCATCTGGAAAAGAAAACACCATCTTACCTCCAATGTTCTAAGATTCCTGCTTTTACTCAGTGTTCTTCTCAGGCTCTACTTCTTCAATGGTCACAGGAGGTATCTAAAGTGTTTCCTCGCGATACTTCTCGTGACTCTCTCTAAGATGCTCCTCGTAGGCTGCTACTGACTCATCGGCTGCCTTGACAGCACAACGTCTTGCATAATCCAAAAGCTGTTTTCCATGGTATCGATGACTTGTAGTACGCATTACGTACCAGTTAATACACCCAAAAGTAGAAGCCCATACTAGGCGTATTGTCTCCTCTTCTCCTCTTGTCAGCGGAACGTCAGGTTTTACCATGGTCATACTCCTTTATACTCCTTCGTCTTAATAGCTTTTATCGTCTCATCAATCTTCCAAACCTCAGCAATCCTCATAGCACAATCGGCATACAGACCAATCAAGCCACTAACCGTAACGGCAGCAGAACGCCACATTTTCATCTCTATTGCTGTTTGAAACCGCGAGGCAGCCTCTTTTGCTTTTATTGATGAGTATTCTAACTTGTTCCTGCAAAGATCCAGCTCTGCAACGAGCTGTTTTATACGTTTCTCGTCCATGTCTCCCTCCACATACGGCAAAAAAACAATCCACTCCTTACAGAATATCTATTGTCAATCCTCCAAAATATCCACAGTGTTTGCTATAATCCTCACGAGTTGTGGACTTAGATTGAATCGCTTGCGATTGTGCTCCAAAGAATCAAGGCAATGCCCTCCAGCTCTTCTCGACGAAATAATCCAATCACAAACCATTTCAACAAGATCCACTAGCGTCATGCCATCAACGCCATTATCGTAATGTTCAGGATGATGACGATTGTTCTCGTAATGATGTTTGAGAGCCGTCCCCATCTGAACAAGAGCGCTCTTGTATTCTTCCGAGCCATATTCCATCTGCTTGAGCTTTGGCCCCCATTCAGCAAAAAGATCGAGCTCAGGCTGTTCGAGCTTCGAGGCATCATGGTTATGCGCTCGTTGACCTATCTTTTTTGCCACGCTGTACATGAGAGACTCGACTTCTTTGATGTGACTCTCGATGTTACTTATGGCAGCATTGCGCGTCGCTTCATCTATCGGCATCTAATACCTCCCTTGTGTCATCTGGTTCGTTGGACTTCGAAGCAATTACACCACCGTCGCTCGATATAATGACGGTGATCCGATGCCCACTTCGAGTCCACAAACAATGCCTTATACCAGGACCATTGAGCACCCCTCGACCCTTGCTTGTGTCCACTTCTGTGAGCCCACAAAACATTCTCGAAATCGGTGGCACCATAGCCATAAGAGCATCCACTTGTTTTTTAGTAACCGGCTCGATTTTCTTGATCGTATCCTCGCTCATTTTGGCTCCTTATTATACTATAAGATAATCACGATTCACACAGAACAAGCAAAAATCAGCCTCATGATCGAAACCTAACAAATACAACAACCTACAGCCAGAAAAAATTTTCTCTTCGCCTAGAGGGATTTTGAACTCAAAAACCGTCTTGACAGACGCTCTGAAAAGTTTGTCAAGACGGTCGTGTTGTTGGTTCAAAGAAAAAAGGATACGAGTTGCGAAATTCTTTTTTTTTGACCAAAGGAGGGGGCGATTTTTTGAATTCTCAGCAACTCGCATCCTAATCCTTATGTTATGTAACAATTTTCATTTGTCAAGTTAGGTTGGTCAAAAATAACCACTTATTCCAACTCCTCAACAAACTTACACAACTCTTCCTCGGTAAAATCCTTCGTCCACGCCGAATCACGAAAGACATGACATGCAAAAGCAAATTTCGCCAACTCAACCCTTGTAGATTTCTCCTTGCACGCCGGCCACAAAATCCTAAGATCTGTCTCCCGCTGTGCTTGCCGATATCGTTTGAGCAACCACTTTAGAGTTTTTCTGATCATCTTTTTGCTCCTGAAATGATTCGAGGAAGTACCATTCACACCAACCAATAGTACCATGATCGAACTCGATACGATATCTCATGCCACCTTCTGAACACTCTTCTGTTTCTAATACGCGCCCAACAACATCACTTCCAATAACGAAACGAGGCTGCATTCTTACACGCTCTCCGACTTCAAATGGATTATCTTTTGTTCCACTCATTGATCTGCCAGCTTGAATTTCGCGAACTTCATGGAATCTGAAGCCACAACAACCTCACCATCCCACCCGGCACCCTTGATGGTATCAATAATGTTCTCAATAAAACTTTCATCACTACGAGCTATTGCCTGCATCTGAACTTCTGGAAACGTTACGATCAAGGCGTTTTCTATCGGCCCCTCTAATACCAATCCACCACCCTTAACTCGCATTGTGTGCTCGTTCATAACACATTCGACAAGCTCGAAATTTTGACCATCGATACGACGACACAAAGCTGTCAAAGCTTGAGATTCTTGAAGCCGCCTGCCGCACTCTGAACACTTGAACCAGTCAGCAGGCATTGAACGATCATCAGTCTCACCAATCCTGTTTATATGACCCATATTGCAAACGCGATAACAAAATGTGTTTTCCATGACAATCACACCTCCTTTCATGGTATCGAAACATCAAACACAAAATCTATTGGTTCTTTGCACGCTCCATCATATCGACAAAATGGTCTAGTCTTGAGTGAAAAGA